CGCCGTCCTCCCTGGTGCGCCGTCCTCCCTGGTGCGCCGTCCTCCCTGGTGCGCCGTCCTCCCTGGTGCGCCGTCCTCCCTGGTGCGCCGTCCGCCTGGTGCGACTCAAGTCTGGCCAGCCGCGCGCCGATGAATAGGCTACCGGCGGACACAACCCGCCCGCCGGCCCTGTGGAGGACCCTCGATGCTCCGTGATACGCTCCGTGCGGCGCTCGCCGCGTTCGTGCTCTGGCCTATGCTGCCCCCCGGCCCCCCGGCCCCGTCGCCGCCGCCCGTGCTCATGATGCCGCCGCCGCCCGTGCTCATGATGCCGCCGGCCCCGTCGCCCGCCGGCCCCGTCGCCCGTGTGCTCGGCGCGGCTGACCGGCTCGCCGCCCGTTGGCTCCCCTGACGGTGGGGATTTTTTGGGGCCATTTTTCGATTTCACCCAAGTGTCCATCGGTAGCAAATTAGCGCCGTACGGCCGCGAAACCGCAAAAACGCAAAAATCGCTTGACGGGACTTGACCGGCTGGCCTAAAATGTACTGTGCGACGGAAGGACCGCCGCAAACAACCCCCGGAGATTGAATACCGTGCAACACAACCTAGACCCGTTCGAAGCGATGACAGAAGCGCAATTTCAAGCATGGATCGACGGCCGGCTGGCCGAACTCGAGTCCCGCGAAATCGAGGGGCGCGGGGATTTTTCCTCCTTCGTTGACGATGAGGCGCTCTGCCGTCTGATCGGCGAATAAATACAGGCCGACACAATCCGGCCGGCCGTTTTCGGGGCGCTCGCCCCTGCGGCCGGCCGGCGGATGATGGACGATTGACTACCCGGAGATTCTGAACCATGGCGAAAATCGACTTTTGGAAGGTGGCGGAAACGATTGTGGCTGCTCGCGAGGGCAACACGCTGCTCTACGGGCCCCCTGGCACAGGGAAATCGTACGCGGCGCAGTCCGGTGGTGGTGATATTTTCAATATCACGCTCACCCCCGAAACCCCTGCGGCCGAACTCCGTGGGCACTATCACCCCCGTGGCGGTGAATTCGTCTGGCAGGATGGCCCCGTAGTGTCGGCAATGCGGCGCGGCTGCCGTGTTGTGCTCAATGAGATAGACCATGCGGGCGGCGACACTTTGTCGTTCCTGCTGGCCGCGCTCGACAACCCGGAATCGTGCCGGGTGACGCTGCCGTCGGGTGAGACCGTGCGGCCGGCCCCTGGCTTCCATGCCGTGGCGACGATGAATGGCCGGCCGGAAGACTTGATTCCCGCGCTCCGCGACCGTTTCGCGGCCGGCGTCGAGATTGAAGATTGCAACCCGGCCGCGCTGGAAGCGCTGCCGGAGCGATTGAGAAATGCCGCCCGTGGCACGGTGAGCGCCGCCGACGGGGAGCGTATCACTCTCCGCTCGTGGCTCGCGTTCGCCGCCCTGTGCGGCAAGGTGGGCGACGATATTGCCGCTCAGGCGGTTTTCGGCCGCGACTGGCGCGCCGTGCTCGACTCGCTCGCCGTCGCTGCCGCTGAGTAGTTGCCAGTAGTTCGCGCCCCGGCCGGCATCGTCGCCGGCCGGGGCTGGCTCAATCCAAGCACCCACCCGGAGACTCGCCGATATGTTCACGACTACGCCGGACCGAAACCGCCCCGTACCTGCTGCCATCGACGGCCGTCGATGGACCGTCAACGATTGCCCGCCCGTGACAGGGGCAACGGATATGAAGAAAGCGCTCATGGCCGCGCCGCTGTCTGGAAGCGCCACGGCCCGCCTGATCCGCAACCACGAAATGATCCATGCTAAAATCACGCCCCGGCTAGACCCTGGCGCGGCCGCAAAGAAACACGGCGCGACCGTCGAGGCGCTGCAGTGGGCGGAAGATTACCGCGTCCATCTCCTGCAGGGGCGACACGGTCTGGTCGATGCCGAAGCGCTGCCCGATGATGAAATGGCCGTGATGGCCAAAGGTATCGCCCACGACCGTCGGCTCTGCGCCGGCGCGCTCATGGCGCTGATGCCGCTCCGTGAACAGTTTCATCGGCTGCAGGCTGCCCTGGTCGCGGCCGGCGTCGATGCCGACGCGCTCGGCGCTGCAGTGTCGGCGCTGCGTGAGATTACCGGCATGACCTACTCGCCGTTCCGTGGCCGACGCGCTGCCATGAAGCGCAAGCCGACGGGGTTCGCGAAAATCTCCGTGCCGCTGGCTCGCGCTTTTGACCTGGAATTCCCGGCCGACCCGCCGCCCGCAAGGCGCGGCGAGGGGGACGATCCGGCCATGAAGCGCAAACTAGACTCCATCCGTGGCGCTGGAAAATGGGGGCGGCTGCTCGAAATCGTAGACTTGAAAAAGCCGCTGACCGTGCGGCCGCGCCGTCCGATTGGCCGGCGCTTCAGCGACACTGGCGTGATACCGTCGGCCGTGCATCGGCTGCCCGTTGACGGCAGCATATTCACAACGAAGCGCCGCGCCCGTGGCGGCACGATCCTGTGTGATTACTCTGGCTCCATGTCATATTGCGACGAGGATATCGAGCGTATTCTCCGGGAAGCGCCGGCCGCGAAAATCGCGTTCTATGCTGGTGGCCGGAGGGGCGGCAAGCCTGTGGGCAAGATTGCCGTGGCCGCAGACCGTGGCCGCGCCGCAGCGGTGGGCGACGTCCGACGAGCGCTGCCGGGTGGCGAAAACTATATCGACGGCCCGGCGCTTCGCTGGCTGGCACGCCAGCCAGCCCCGCGCTTTTGGGTGAGCGATGAGCAAGTGGGCGGCGTTGGGGATTTCGGCTTGGGTGGCCCCTGCCATCAGGAGTGTGTCGCAATCTGCCGCGCCGCGAATATCAGGATCATCGGGTCGATTGACGAACTGAAGTAGAGTCTAGTTCCGGGTGGCCGGCCGGCGCTCGATGGCGAGCGCCGGCCGGTTTTTTGCTGCGCGGCCCGAAATCGACGCAATAGGATTGCGCAGGAAGGCCGATCCGCCGGCCGGCCGACCCGCGATACCCCCGGCATCGAGGCCCGCCGGCCCTGGCCGCTCGATGCTCGATGCTCGCCGCCCTGGCCGCTCGATGCTCGATGCTCGCCGGCCCTGGCTGGCTCGATGCTCGATGCTCGCCGGCCCTGGCTGGCTCGATGCCCTGGCTGGCTCGATGCCCTGGCTGGCTCGATGCCCTGGCTGGCTCGATGCCCTGGCTGGCTCGATGCCCTGGCTGGCTCGATGCCGCCGGCCGCTCGATGCTCGATGCTCGCCGGCCCTGGCTGGCTCGATGCCGCCGGCCGCTCGATGCCGCCGGCCGCTCGATGCTCGATGCTCGCCGGCCCTGGCTCGCCGCGCCACGTAAAAACGCGCCCGGAATTTTGCGGAGGGGGAGGGGGGGGCCGGCCAATTTTTTCGCCCCCCTCGGCAGACCGCATGCTCAGGTCTCGCACGCGATCACGGGTTTAGCCAAAAATGGCTCCGGTTCGTAACTCCCCCGGTTTCGTGCATAACCTGCGGCGACCTCATGTTGCCCTGTATTCTAAAGATTACGGGAGATTGTCAAGTGCGCCGCGGTCCACCTCCACAGCCGAAGCACGTTCTTGCCCTCAACGGCTCCTGGCGCGCCGACCACCGCGAGGAGCTTGGCGAGTTCTACGACACGCTCCCCGAGCCACCGACTTTTCTGCGAGAGCGGGCCGCCGACTTCTTTCGCGAGGCAGCCCGCAACCTCGACGCGATGGGCGTTCTTGCGAAGACGGACAAGCACACCGTTATTCGGTATGCCGCAACGCTCGACCGATGGTATTCGGCCGAGGAGGAACTCTCGAAGAACGCCATTCACTACCACTCGATGACCGGCCGCTCCGGCGAGGAGAAGGCAGCCAAGCCTACTCCGGCTTTCGCCCAGTCGACGTCGTGTCACGAGCAACTTCGCCAACTCGAGGCCGTTCTTGGCTTCACCCCAGCAGACAGGACGCGGCTGGGGATGGCTGTGATCGACCGCCAAGGCAAAACGGCAGACCCAATGAGTGCGCTGCTGGCCGGTGGTTGACATACGCGATTTCATCTCCTGCCTGCGCCACACCCGCGGCGAACACGCCGGGAAGCCGTTCGAGCTGTTTGAGTGGCAGGCAGAGTACCTGGACAAGCTCTTCAACACTCGCCGCGCCGACGGCCTTCGCCAGTACCGCTCCAGCCTGCTCGCGATTCCGCGCAAAAATGGCAAGACCCAGCTTTGTGCAGCGATTGGCCTGTATATGTTGTTCTGCGACGACGTCGGGGCCGAGGTGATCGTGGCCGCCGGCGACCGGCAGCAGGCGGCGCTTCTCCACGATGCCGCCAAGCAGATGGTTGAAAGCAATCCGACATTGCTTTCCCGCTGCAAACTCTACCGGAACAGCATTGCTGTCCCGGATACGAACGCAGTGATGAAGACCATCTCGAGCGAGGCGGCCACGAAGCACGGATACAACCCGTCCTGCATCCTCGTGGACGAGTATCACGTACAGCGAGACCGAGAGCTGGTCGACGTCCTCGAGACAGCCACGGGCGCCAGACGTCAGCCGCTCACCATTTTCTTGACCACGGCCGGGTACGACAGGCAGTCGCCGTGCTACAAGACCTGGGAGCGAGCAGAGAAGATACGGGACGGAGTCCTCCAGGACGACACGTTCCTGCCCTGCATCTACGCAGCTGCGTCGGACGCCGACCCCTTTGACCCGCAAACATGGCGTGTCGCAAATCCGAATTACGGCACGACCATCAAGGAAGACTACTTCACGCAGATGTCGGCCAAGGCCAAGGAGTCGACGGCCGACGAGATGACATTTCGCCGCCTCCACTTGAACCAGTGGACAACCTCGGAAGAAAAGTTTTTCAGGCACGGCGCCTGGGAGGGCTGCGCTGCCCCGCTGCGAAGCACAGAGAACCGGCCCTGCTACTGCGGCCTCGACCTTGCGAGCACCTACGACACCACAGCGTTCGTTGCCGTATGGCCAGATGCCGACGGCAGCTTCGACGTCAAGGCGATGTTTTGGATTCCTGAAGAGAACGCCGGCCGCAGAGAGAAGCAGGACAGAGTCCCGTATCAACAGTGGGTGAAAGAGGGATTTGTTAGACTAACTGATGGCGACATAACAGATTACGATCAGATTCGAGACTACGTTCTCGAGTTCTGTGAGAAAAACTGGGTTAAAGGCATCGCTGTGGATCGCTGGAATGCGGTCCATTTGATGACGCAATTATCGGCTGAAGGGCAAACCGTACACCCGTTCGGGCAGGGTTTTGGCCCGCTAAACGCGCCGACGCGCATGCTCGAGAACCTTGTGATCTCCGGCAAAATCCGGCACGCCGGAAACCCGGTTCTTTCGTGGCAGGCAAGCAACGTGCAGATCAAGACTAACGATGAAGGTCTTATCAAGCCTGTCAAGAAGTCATCGCACGACATCGGCCGCATTGACGGCATCATTGCCTGCATCATGGCCCTCGGCCTTTCTAGCGGCGAAACGTACGGGCCGCAGACCGAACCCGAACTCATGGTGATCTGATGGAAGAAGCGGCGATCGAAGACATCGTTGAGATGCGGAGCATTTCTCGCGTATTCGAAGAGCTGTCCGACGACAGGAAGACAGTCGCCGGCATTTCACTGTCCCCGGAGACCGCGCTTCAGTGCAGCGCTGTCCTGGCGTGTGTCCGCGTGATCTCGGAGTCAGTGGCAACGCTGCCATTCAACCTCTTCCGCAGGATTGCGACCGGCGGCAAAGAGCTGGCCTCCGGGATGCCGCTGCACTTGATCCTCTCCGAGCAGCCAAATAGCTGGATGACGTCATTCGAGTTCCGGGAGCTCATGCAGAGCTGGCTGCTTCTCTGGGGCAACGCCTACGCAGAGATTCGCCCAGGCAAGTTTGGCGCTGTCACGGAACTGTGGCCGCTGCACCCCAGCAGAATGAAGGTCGAGCGGCTGAAGACCGGCCGGCTCCGATACCTGTACCAAGAGCCCGACAAACTTGATCCGACGCCGTACACGCAAGATCAGATTTTTCATCTGCGCTGGCTCACGCAGGACGGCGTGAAGGGTTACATTCCGACCATGCTGTCCCGCGAGGCCATCGGGCTGGCGCGTGCCACGGAACTTCACTCGAGCGCGTACTTCGGGAATGGCGCGCGGCCGGGTGTGGTCTTGGAGAGCGATCAGCCTCTCAAGCCAGAAACCGCGCAGCGTCTGCGGCAATCGTGGGAGGATATGCACCGTGGCCCAAACCAAAATGGCCGCACGGCAGTCCTCCCGCACGGCATCAAAGTCAAAGAGCTGTCTGGCACGAACGAGTCGGCCCAGCTAATCGAGACCAGGCGCTATCAAGTAGAAGACATTGCGAGAATCTACAGAGTGCCGGCCTACATGATCGGCGACCTCACGAAGAGTTCGTACAGTTCTGTCGAACAGCAAGGGCTCGACTTCGTGACGTTCAGCCTCGTGCCGTGGCTGCGGCGATGGGAATCTGCCTGCCGTCGCGACCTCATCATGGACGACGAGAACTACTTCGCTGAGTTCGACGTCCGCGGCTTGATGCGAGGCGACAACGCCGGAAGAGCGAGCTACTACCGGGAACTCTGGTCGCTCGGAGTTCTTTCGATAAATGAGATCAGAACCAGCGAAGGGCTGAATCCAATCGACGAAGGCGACAAGCGGTTCGTGCAGGTCAACATGGCCTTGCTCGAGTCGTTCGTCGTGCAACCGCCGGAGCCGGCCGTCGCGCCAGTCGAAGAGCCGCCTGTGGTTGCCGCCGAAGAAGAGCCTGCTCCCGAAGACAACCAGCCGGCCGCCGAGGCCACGCGAGGAGTCGCCGAAGTATTGTTCGCCCAGACGCTCCGCAAGCTGGCGTCAATCGAGGCCGACGGAATTCTCGAGCGCCGCAAGAAGCCGGCAAAACTGACTGCGTGGCTCGAAGCCCACGAAGGCCGGATGAAGACCGAACTCTGCGACGCCGCAAAGGCTACCGGCCGACAAATCGACGAGTTTGCAGCCGACTGGATGAACGAAACGCGAGACCTGCTGCTGGAGTGCCATCGCAGCGGCAAGCCCTACGAAGAGGTGACTGGAACATGGACGGACAGAGTCGAGAAGACGTTGAACGCCGGCTGATCGAGACCGAGGCCGTCGTCGAGCGATGCCTGTGTGAGAAGACCGGCAAGAAGAAGCCGGTCATTCGCGGCTACGCGGCCTTGTTTAACTCAGACTCGCAAGACCTGGGCGGTTTTGTGGAGAGAATTGCGCCAGGCGCCTTCGACGACGTCATGAAGCGCGGCACTGACGTTGTGGCCCTCTATAACCACGACCCGATGTTTCTGCTTGGGCGGGAGTCTTCCGGCACGCTGCGGATTTCAGTCGACGACCGCGGTCTGCGATATGAGATCGACCCGCCCGAATCCCGCGCTGATGTGATTGAGGCCATCGAAAGAGGCGATGTTCGCGGATCGAGCTTTGCGTTCCGTGTGAAGGGGTCTGGCGAAGCCTGGAGTCGCACCGCCGACGGCCGGCAGTTGCGCGAAATCCGGGCCGTCGACGGCCTGTTCGATGTCGGGCCGGTCTTGAAGCCGGCCTACGTCGCCACCGAATCGTTCGTCAGCAGGCGAGCCCTCGACATGGCTCAAGCCCGCATGTACGAGCAGGGCGAGTTCGTTGCCTGGGACGGCGGCGTCGGTCGCATTGAGTACGTGATGGAAGAGGGCCAGCTTGGCGAGTACCTCGAAAGCCCGATGGAGGCAAAACCCGGAGACCCGATCGTTCTCGTCCGCAAGTACGAGTTCGAGGAAGGCTACTGGGAAGAGACCGACGAGTTCATTGCCAAGATGATGTCTGAACTGGTTGGCGCCAGCGGCATCATGGGTGAGGTTCCGGCATTTATCGACTCGATGCCAGACGAGCGCGCAGCAAGCCTGCGGCCGACGGCCGGCATGGCCGCTGCTGCCAAGCGGGGTCTTCGGCTGCACGAGGAGGGCAAGTCTGGCGACGGCCTGAAGCCAGAAACCGTGGCTCGCGCCAACAAGATTGCACGACGCGAAGAACTCACTGACGACCACGTTCGAGAAATGAATGCATGGTTTGCCCGCCACGAGACGGCGAGCAAGTCCCCTGGTTGGGACAAGGCCGGCGAAGAGAAGCCTGGATTCGTGGCGTGGCTCCTCTGGGGCGGCACCCCCGCGAAGAACTGGGCCAAGCGGAAGACGGCCGCAATGGAGCGGAGCATCGAGGAGCCTGGGACCGAGATTCGCGCAGAAGACACGCCGCCCGAAAGCGGCTCGTTGTCTTCGGCAAACTACGCCCTCTATGAGGCGCTGAACAACATCGCCGAGGCCGAGGGCATGTGGCCGCAAGAAGGCCCAGACGGATCGCACTACATGGCCGCCAGCCCGTTTGCGGCACGCGGCATGATGTGCTCGAACTGCGTCTTCTTCAACGAGGGCGGGTCGTGCGACGTCGTGGAAGGCCAGATTGAAGAGAAGGGGCTGTGCAAGCTCTGGATCATCCCAGAGGAAAAGCTCTCGGCCAAAGAAGAAATGCCCGCAGAGCGGAGCATCGACGCGGCGGCGGCTGCGGCACGCCTCAAGGCAACAGCCCTGGAGTCGGCGTCCCGTGGACATTCTCGCTGAACTCCGCAGAGCGCTCGCAGAAGTGCGGGCGCGAATGGGCGGCCGCAAGTCGCAAAAGAAGAAGAAGGTGCGCGCGCCCGGTAGGCCGGCAAAGACCGGCCGCAAGACCGGCTGCGGCACAGGGGCCGGAGGATTTGGCGAGGGGAACGACTGCGCGAAGGAAGACGGACGTCCCAATGTCCCGAAGTCGTTTGCGCAGAAAGGCAAGCAAGCGACGGCCGCGAGCCTGCCCGCCACAAAAGAAGCGCTGATTGCAAAGGCAGCCACCCTGGAGGCGGCCGCCAAAAGCGCAAAAATCTCCTCCGCGCGCAAGAAGGCGGCCATTCGAAAAAAAGAGAAGCAGGCTAAAGAAAGCGCCGAGAAGCAGGCCGCAGACGCCGCCCGTGCAAAAAAGCGGGCAGATACGCTTCAAAAGATTCGCATCAAAAAAGCGAACGACAAGGTCAGTGTTGTCGGCACCCCAAAGAGTGTGGCCGACCAGTTGGCGGAAGCCAAGACCGCCATGAAGCAGAAGACAGCCGAAGCGTCGAAACAACTGACGGTTGCGGGAACGCCAAAGAGCATCAAGCAAGAGATTGCGGAGGCGAAGCTGCAGAAGGCCGGAGAAGGGCTGAAGGTCGCAGGCACCCCGAAGAGCATCAGAGAAGAACTGGACGAACTCAAGGCTCGGCTTGCCGCCAAAAAAGAGGTCGCAGCGCAAAAGCCTCCGCAGACTCAAGCGGCAGAAAATCACATTGGTCAACAGCATCTAGTCAAGAAAAACATTGCAGATCAAGGCAAGCTCGACCAAGAACGGGACGCAGTTTTCGGCAAAGACCTGCACGACGGGTGGAAAAACTACTACGGTTCCGGCGCCGAAGTTGCCATACAAGCCAAGATCAGCCTGTCGATCGACAAGGCAAAGCGAATTGGCAAGGTGGGCATAAAAGAACAAGACATTGACGACGAAATGCTTGCTACCGTCGATCCTTACATGAGATACCACGGGAGCACCGACGCCACGCAGAAACTAATCTCGCATGGAGTTCCGAAGGAGTACCACAGGAGGTACGCACTCTCCGCCGGCATGGCCGACACTTGGGCCGCAACTTCAGGAGACTCAAACCCAACGGCCGTTGGCATTCAGTACGCCATTAAGGACGAATTTGGCGTAGCGAAGCCGTACACCAGACACCTCAAGCCCGAATACAACAAGGCGGGCTTTGACGAAAAGGTGGCGAAGGTAAGGAAAAACAAGGCAGTTCGCGCTGTCTTGCGAGCCCAGTACGAGGCCACACAAGAATGGTTTCATATGCAAGGCATCAAGAAACTAACGGTCGTGCGTGGCTACTCCAGCAGTGCAAAGATAACCGCTGGCGGCGAGCAGAATGTCAGTATGCAGCCGGCATCCAGCTTCTCGATGAGCAAAGGAATAGCCGAAAAGTTTGCGCAAGAAGGCGGGCCGGCCAAGGCTCGGCACCTCACCGCAACAGTTGATGTGAGCAGAGTTCTTTCGACCGCCAGGACTGGATTCGGCTGCCTTCACGAGCAAGAATTGACTATCCTGGGGGGCGTCATACGGGGCCGAGTCGTCAACAAATCTTTTGACTGGTAGCAATGGACACCGAGCAAGACGAATCGCCGTCCGAAGACGAGGCTGATCCCATCGACGCCGTCCTCTCGAACGCGGACTGGCCGAAGAGGACGAAGGACTCCCAGGCGGATATAGAAGAAAGAATCGCCGCGCGCGGCGAGCGTACGCCCTTCATTGCGGGAAAGGGCGGGTGGTTCGTTTGGCTGGACATTCAGGCTATGGACTGGGACTCTGACGGCGACAAGGCTCCCGTCGATATGGTCAGAGAAGGCTTCGGCGAGCAGCGGCTCGCTGAATATGTCGAATCAGACAAGACCCGCCGCGAACTCTACGACGACGTCGTCGCCTTCCTTGCGACCTGGGGCGTTAAGGCATCGGTGGTCGACTAGGTTGCACGCCACCCCCTTCGTCTGCTAGGCTACAGAAATACACAACTCCAAGCGAGGATTTCGCTTGGAGATGGTGCGAGTGCTTTGAGGACTCAAAGTGCGGCGCGCTTGCGGGACTTTTACCCGCCGGCCGTCGCTTTTGCGTTTTTGGCCGGCTCAACAGGAGTCAGTCAAAAATGGCATCGAGCAACCTCAAGCGTCTTCAAGACCGCGCCGCCGCGATTGCGGCTCGCCTCAACGAACTTGCCGACTGCGAGGAGCGGTCGGAAGAGCAGACCACCGAACTCCGTCGCCTGACCGAAGAGGCCGACAAGGTTCAGTCGGACCTCGAGTTCGAGCAGAAGCTCGCCGCCAAGGAGGCTGAACTCCGTGCCGTGGTCGAGCGGGCCGCCCCCGCCCCGGCCAAGGCCGTCGAGCCGGCCGCCGAAGAGAAGAAGACCGAGATTCGCCATATCCTGCCCCACCACACCCAGCTCCGCGCCTTCGGCGACGGTCCCGAGGCTGTGGAGAGCGCCTACCGCTGTGGCCGCTGGCTGCGTGCGACGGTGTTCAAGAACAGCGATGACATTCGGTGGTGCCGCGACCACGGCGTCGAGGCCCGCGCCCTGAACGAGGGCAGCAACGCTGCCGGTGGCGCCCTGGTGCCGGAAGAGTTCGCCAACCGGGTGATCCGTCTTGTCGAGACCTACGGCACGTTCCCCGGCACGGCCGAGAACGTGTCGATGTCGCGGGACACGATGGTGATTCCGAAGCGGCTTACGGGCACCACAGCGTATTTTGTGGGCGAAGGGTCGAGCATCCAAGAAAGTGAGCCCACCTACGGCAACGTGCAACTCGTGGCCAAGAAGCTGGCCGTCAGCTGCCGGATGAGCTCGGAAGTGGTCGAGGATTCGCAGGGCGTGGTCGGAATGGCCGACGCGGTGGCCCAGGAGTTCGCGACGTCTCTGGCCTACAAGATCGACCTCTGCGGCTGGCTCGGCGACGGCACCTCCGATTTCGGCGGCATCCGTGGCATCGTGAGCAAGATCGCGGAAAGCGGCTTCTCGGCCTCGATGGTGACGGCTGCCTCTGGCAACACGGCCTTCGAGACCCTCGACATCGAGGACTTCCTCGGCGTCATCGGCAAGCTCCCGATCTACGCCCGCCAGGGCGCTCGGTGGTACATCTCGCCGGCCGGCAAGGCTGCCTCCATCGACCGCCTGAAGTACGCGGCCGGCGGGAACACGGCCGACACCGTCTCCGGCGGTGCTTCGGACAGCTGGCTCGGATATCCAGTTTCGGTGGTGCACGTGATGAACAGCACGCTCGGCGCCGACACGAACAAGGTCAAGGTGCTCTTCGGCAACATGGCCCTCTCGAGCATCTACGCCCGTCGTCGGGACTTCTCCGTGCGGCTGTACGACCAAGTGTACGCCACCACGGACCAGCTCCTGCTCCAGGGCACCATGCGATTCGATGTGAACCACCACTCTCTCGGCAGCACTTCTGAGGTCGGCCCCGTCGTCGCCCTCAAGACTGCCGCCTCGTGATAAAGGAGTCTCTTAGAGATGCTCAAGGCCCAGAACGAAAAGATCGTCGGCGATGTCCCCACGGCTGCCGTCGGAGCAACCGCCACGGCAACGCTGACGGTTGATATGCTCGGCTACGACTACGCATCGTTCACGGTGATCCGCGCCGCGAATGCCAGCACGGCGTTCGCGAACGTGCTCAAGATCGCCGAGAGCGACGATAACTCCACCTACACGGATGTTACGGGGCTCGTGGGCGGCGCTGCGACTGGCTTCACGATGCCGACGGTTGCCGCTTCTGCGACCGCCTCTGCGGCCGTCGTGAAGATCGACGTCGACACCAAGGCTCGCCGCCGATACCTCCGGTTGTCCTACACGCCCGGTGCGAGCGCCACCTGCGGTCTCTCGGCCCGCCTTTCGCGGCCCGAAGTTGCACCGGCTGTGGCCTCAGAGGCTGGTGCGTGCGTCAACGGTTGGGTGGTCCGCTAGTCCCGATACAAGCGGGACGGCCACGACGGCCGACTAAAGGCGCAAGGACGCGCGCCCGCTCCTACACAAGGAGCGAGTGATGTTTCTGCGAATCGGTAATTGTGAAGCCGAGGTGAAGGTAGCGGCGCTTATGTCCTGCCCTCGCCTCGGCTTCACCGACAATTTCTTCTGCGTCTCCCAAGCGCTGGCCCCGCATCGGATTTCTCCGATCAAGTACACGGGCGCGTTCTGGGGCCAGTGCCTCCAGCGCAGCATGGAGACGGTGATCGACACGCACGACGTCGTGCTCACGTTCGATTACGATACCGTCTTCACGGCCAAGACCGTGGAGGCTCTCCTAGCCTTGATGATGCACGCCGGCGTGGACGCCATCGCTCCGCTTCAGACGAAGCGGGAGTCGAACGCCGTCATGTTCGCCCTCCCCGGCGTCAGCGTGGACGATAAGACGAGCGTCGACGACGACTGGTTCAACAAGCCGGTCCAGATAGCCGAGACGGCTCACTTCGGCTGCACGTTCATCCGCACCGCAGCCATCAAGAAGATGAAGAAGCCGTGGTTCGAGGGCCGCGCCAACGAGCAGGGAGAATACAACGGCGGCCACCTGGACGAAGATATTGCGTTCTGGAAATCGTTCTCGGCCTCCGGCAACAAGCTGGGAATCGCGACCAACGTCAGCGTCGGCCACTGCGAACTGATGGTGACTTGGCCATCGCGGACTGTCGAAGGCGGCAAGATTCAGCAGCACACGACCGACTTCTGGAACAGCGGCCAGAAGCCGCCGAGCGACGCATGGGGGTTCGTGGCATGAAGATTCGCATCGCCAAGGCGTTTCGCGGCTACAAGGTCGGGCAGGTGTTCGACTGGGCCGATGGCATGTGCCGCATCTTCATCGGCCGCGGCATGGTCGAGGAGGTTCGCAACGAACCGGAGGCGGCTGCCGTCGAGGAGCGGTGCGAACGGGCATTCATTGACAGCAGGCCAAAGAAAAAGAAGCCATGACACTTGTATTTCCAGCACCAGAAAACCCAGACGTCGCGCTCACGCCGTACAGGAGCCTTGTGCGGACGTCTGGGCCAGCAGTCGAGCCGGTAACGCTTGCAGAGGCGAAGGCCCACTGCCGCGTCGACAACAGCTCAGACGACTCCCTTATCTCGGCGCTCATCGCCGGCGCGCGCGAATACGTGGAAGGCAGGCTCGACGTCACGCTCATTACGACGACATGGACCGCACGGTACGACAACTTCCCGTCGTGGGAGGTCATTCTCCCGCGCCCGCCGATGCTCTCTGGGGCTGTGACCGTCACGTACAGGAACCCAAACGGAGACGCGGTAATACTGACGAGCAGCACCGGAGACTTCCAGGTCGATCATTACGTCACGCCGGGGCGCATCTACCCGAAGTATCTCGAGGCATGGCCGCCCGCGCGAGGCGACGAAAACAGCGTGATTGTTCAGTGGAACGCTGGGTACGGTGCCTCGGGGTCGAGTGTGCCGCAGACGATCCGCCACGGGATGCTGCTTCTGATTGGCCACTGGTATGCAAACCGCGAGGCCGTGACGTCTGGCCAAATGATGGAAGTACCGATGACGTTCGAAACACTGATGGCCGCAAGCGGGTGGGGCGGGTACAGATGAGCCTGACAGCGACGGTTGTCGCAAAAGCAGACGCCTCGCTCGACCAGACCAGCGGCCTGACGCGGTCGAACTCTACCCACTCCTTCGACTTCTCCGTGTTGGTTGGCGATTGCACGAAGGTGTTCAGCGACCGGAGGACGTTCCAGTCGGTCGGCTACGACGATATCGACTTCGCCTCGATTGGCATCGGCACAGTAAAGATGCTGTTCCTCAAAAACTTGTCATCGACAACCCAGATGGCCCTCACGGCCGGCTGGACTGGCTCCCAGTTCAGCGCCTTCAGGCAGGACGTTACGAGCTGGAACTTCAGCCCAATGATCAACCTCGGAAGCCTGACACTTCGAGGCTATCCGATACGCGAGAGCGGCTGTTTTATGCTCTCCTGCCCGAACACGACAGGCTTCGCCACAACGAGCGGCGGCAGCATTCTCCGCATCGGCGGCACGAGCGGCCAGCAATACGAAATCTACGTCATGGGGGTATAGCGATGGCAGATATTTCCTACACATTAAGCATGAAGGTCGACAAGGAATTTCTCAGCAACTCCGTCAGCGTCGGCAACGTGACAGCCACGATGAGCGAGGCTGGCATGAGTAGCATGACGATGGCCCTGTCGACGAACGTCACGCAGATCAGCACGGCGAACTTGTCAAGAGTCGGGATGGCGTTCTTCAGGAATCTGTCTACGGCAACGGCCGCGACCGTAACGATCGGCATCAGCGAAGGCGGGTCGTTTGTTGGCTTCTGCACACTCCGTGCCGGCGAGCCAGCGGTTTTGAGGCTTTCCGCCGGGACGGACTACAGAGCCCGCGGCACCGCCGGCACACGACTCCGGGTCGACATTACGGAGGGCTAAAATGCCACTGAACGCACAAATTTTGCTGTCGATTCTGGCCCATGAGACGTCGAACGGCGACCTGTCGCGGACGCTGCGGGCAACGCCGGCCTCGTACGCGCTGTCTCTGACGGACGGCACGGAGGCGAATCAGGCCCAGGTCGTCTGGAGCGACTCGCGGACGGCAACGACTTCAAATGACGACCTTCCGCTCAAGACACTGCCAGACACTCGCGACGGCGCCGCTGTCGTTGTTGCGTTCTCAAACATCAAGCTGGTGTACGTCCGCAACACGAGCGCATCAGCAACGCTGGCAGTCGGAGGCGTCACCGGCGTCACGGCTTTTGCCGGCCTTCCGATTAACGTACCGCTCCAGATCGCGCCGGGGGGGTGCTACTTTTTCTCGACTCCAGGGGCAGACGGGCCGACGACTGGCGTCGGCATCGAGGCTGTCGCAAGATTCGCCGCCGTCTCGGGCTCTTGCACCTACGACATCGTTCTCATCGGCGAGGGCACGGTCTCGTGATAAAAGCCGGAGCTCTTCGCGAGCGGATCACCATCGAGGTGCCCACAGAGTTGCGTAGCCCGCTCGGCGAGGCCACGCTGTCGTGGGCCACGTTCGCGATCGTTTGGGCTAGCGTCGACGGACTCTCGAGCCGCGAGATGCTGCAGGCCCAGCAGGCCAACGCCATTGCGTCTCACAAGATTCGCACACGATTCCTGCCGGGGCTTTTGCATACCCACCGCATCGTCTGGCGGGGGCGCACAATGGAGATAGCGAGCGTGGTCGAGCGGGAGAACCGCACGATGCACGAAATCCTAGCCCGCGAGGTGCAGTGATGGCGTCCAATCTGTCGGCAGCAGAAGCGTTCATTCGCGTCAGCCTGACCGGCGTCGGCCCAATGATCGACATTCTCGACCTGCTTATCGGCTCCTTTGGCAAGGGAGGCGTGCTAGAGAAGGTTCTGCGGGAGGCCGCCATCCCGATTCGCGACGAGTACAAGAGCCGCGCCCTGACTCACGACGCCACCGGCAACCTCGCGAAAAGCACGACCATCAAGACGAAAACCTACCCAAGCGGGACGTCTATCGCCGTTGCCGGCCCAAGGCACACCGGCAGCTCCGGGGCAACCGGCGCGATGGCGAGCGGCAACCACAGCTGGCTCGTGGAATTTGGGAGCAACGGCCGCAGGCAGCCGAGCACGCGAAATCGCAAGACATATGTCAACGTCCACAAGATGATAAATCGCAAGATGACTGTGCACGCAAGGCTCGAAGATAGCGAAAAGTTCGCCAAGCGCAGCCGCGGCTACTACTTCTTGATGTCTTCGTGGCATGAGCCGACGCGGCAGCCGAGACGAGGAAAAGGCTACCCGCACGACTTCCTGCCAGACATCGGCAAGGGGCCGAGGGTCTACACGCTGCACCCAGGCGAAACGTACGGCGCCATGCCGGGTTACGGCTTGATGCAGAAGACCATCGCGGCACAGTCCGCAAACGTGCGCAACATTCTCAGGTCAGGCATTGTAGATGCCATCAATGACACCATCTCGGGGTCCATCTAGCCATGCTGGTCTCACCAGAGCGGCACGCATACCTGAAGCTCGCGTCCTCCCCCGGCGTGGCGAGGCTGACTGGTTTTCAGATTTACCCAATCGCGGTCCCCAAGACCGGCGCCACGATGCCGCTGATTGCGTACAGGCGAGTGAATATCCTTCGCGAGTCCACGCTGAGTGGCCCGATGTTTCAGCCGGTTGTCAGCCTGCAAATCTCGTGCTGGGCGTTGTCGTATGACGTCGTCAGGGAGCTTGCCGACGAGGTCCGGTTGGCTTTGGATGGCCACACGGGCACCCTTGCGGGCGTTACAATCAGTGATATGAGGCTTGTTTCTGAGGTCGACGACTACATCGACCCGACGGAGGTGGGCGCTCAACTTCCACCGGCCTACGAAGTTCGACAGCTTTACTCAATTCGGTGGTCAGAGGCTACCGAGTAACAGTTTTTTAGGCGCAAGGAGGCGCAGCAAACATGGCAGGCGTTTCGTCCCAGGGTTTGACCTTTGTTTTCGGCGGCACCACGCTCACGGTCACAAGCGTTCAGGTCAATGACACCCAAGACCTCCTCGACGGCTCGCACCTCGGCATCGCCCCGAACGGCCGCCGTGAGTTCGTGGGCGGATTCGCCACGGAGCGCGAGGTCACGATCGACTACATCTCGAACGTCATCCTCACCGCCGGCATCAGCGGCAACCTCTCGATCACCGGACCGTTCCAGTTCACCGGCGTTACGGCGACGATCGCTTCGTCTTCGATCGGCGGCTCGGTCGGTGCCCTCGTGTCAGGGAGCGCGACCTTCCGCGTCGCGTAAGGCGACATGGCAGGCACAAGCTCGCAGGGGACGTCGTTCACGTTCGGCGCTTCTGCCTACACGGTCACGAGCGTTAGCGTTGACTTGGGCCAGGAGCGCGAACGCGTATCCGGGGCGCACGTGGGGCTGGGGCCGAACGACATCGAGCCAGTTTACTACCTGCACCGCTCCGTCGACTCGCTCCCCACCGTGCAGGTCGATTTCATCGGCGCAACAGCCCCGCTTGTTGGGGCGAACGCGACACTCACAGTGTCAGGCAAGCTGGCGTTCGGCCCGTATACGTCAGCGACCTGCATCTCATCCCAAGTCAGCGCGTCGCTTGGCGAGCTTGTGCGCGGCTCGGCTTCCTTCCGCGTCGGGGTGTGACAATGCCCGGAATACCGTACAGCGCCTCGGTGTCGTTCAATGGCTCTGCCATCGGAAACGTGGTCGGCATTCAGGTCGAGACGCCGACGGCAGAGATTGTGGACATGACCGGAATGTTCGACCCTGTCAACAAAGTTGTTGCAGTCCCGACCGGCGCGTACACGGGGGGCTCGATTACAATCGACTATCTGGCAGATGCCGTCCCCAACGCGGAACTAGGGACCGTCGGGGAGATTGTTTTTGCTTCGACAGCAATCACTGTTTCAAGACGCGGAATCCTGGAAAGTGCGACAGTCGAAGCAAGCGCTGGTGAATTGGTTCGTGGTACGATGAAGTTTCGTTTGACCGATTACGTGCCGTAAAGGCTTCACAGGAACATAAAAGATGGCTTTGAACAAGGCAAAGATTCTGGCGGCCGATGACGTCAAGACGGAAGCGATTTCTGTTCCTGAGTGGGGCGGCGACGTCTACATCAAGACACTTTCCGGCACGGAGCGCGACGCGTTCGAGGACGCGTACAGCACCGACAAGATGAAGAACTTCCGCGTTCGCTTTCTGATCCTGACGCTGTGCGACAGCAAAGGGGAGCGCCTGTTCGCCGATGCGGAGGCAGACGATCTCGGGAAGAAGTCTGCCACCGTGATTTCGCGGCTGTTTGAAAAGGCGTGGGCCCACAATGCCTTCCGCTCGGAGGACGTTGATGCCCTGGGAAAAGATTTACAGACAGGCCAGAGCGGAGGTTCTACTTCCGCCTAGCGCTGGCGCTGGGGAAAACCGTCAAACAACTGCTGTCCGAACTGGACAGCGAGGAGCTTTCGGAGTGGTACGCCTTCGACCAGCGATGGCCACTGCCAAACCCCTGGGCGCAGACGGCGAGAATTTGCCGGATCGTCATGGCGGCCAGCGGGAACTACAAGAAAGTACCAGACGAAAACACGTTCATTCCTGCTGCAGTTGCGCCGCAACAAACGCAGGAACAGATCATTTCGGAACTGATGAAACTGCGGGCACCTCAAGGATGAGGAAATGGCTCTTCTAGGAAAAATCTCTGCAGTCATCACGGCGAACGCCACGGACTTCACCCGCACCATTGGGAGCGTGAAGTCCGAGCTAAATTCGCTGCAGAAGAAAGTCCAGGGCTATCGCCTTAACCTTGAGACTTCGGCGCTCGACAAGACGCTGACAAAAGTCCAGCTTTTTCGCAGGACGCTGCAGGAAGCCCTCGGCAAGAAGATCGACGTTGGAGCGCTTCAAGACCTCTACAAGGTCTTCGAAGACATCGGCAAGCCGCTGACAAAGGTCAAGGGACAGATCGAGTCGCTGGCCTCGTCGACTCAGGCGTATCTGTATCCCGCCCTTGAGCGAGCCCAAAAGGGCTTCCAGAACCTCTTCAAGGAAATCCAGGCCGGCACGACGACATTCGACGCCTCGCGAGCGAGGATCGACGCGCTTACGAAGCAGATCGAGCGGCTGAAGGCCAGCACCGCTGTTGTCTCGGAGTTCAGCAGGGTCACTGGCGGGCTGGCCACCGAGAACGCCGGAGCCAAGTTCGTTCAGCCGCGGGCGCTCGAGGAACTGCAGAAATTCATCGCCCTGCGAGACAAGGCTGCCCAGCTTCCGGCCGCCCAGCGGGAAGACCCGTTCTTTCAGGGGATCATTCGCGACGCGGCTGCGGCGTCAGAGCGAATTGAAGCGCTCACCGCAAAGGTTGAGCGCGCGAAACTGAAAGCCGCCGTGGCAGAGTCGGTCCTGTCCAGGAGTCCGACGAATTCTGTTGCCCTTTCGTCGGCGGCATCCGCTGCGCGTGAGCAGGCAGCGGCCCAGGCAAGGCTCGACAGAGAAACAGAGCAGCAGTCGATTCGCAATCAAAGGCTCGCGAACGTGACGTCTCTGGCGTCCGTTGCCGGCATGATCGCGCCGTCCGCGGGGACAGAGGCAGAGAGGACTGCACAGAAAGCCGCCCAAGCCATCCAGGCACTTCGCGCGGCGGGTCTCGACAGCTACGCAGAGCAAATCAGAAGCACCGCCCAGGCGTCCCAGTCGTTAGCGGAGGGAAGCGCCGCTGCCGCTGCGGCACTCGCAAAACTCAATTCTCAGGCAGACGCCGGATTGCGGCTTGCGGGCGCTCGGGCGACGATTGACAACATAAACAAGTCGGCAAGAGACAGCGTCTCCTCGCTGGGCAGCGAGGCTTCCAAGCGGCGAGACGTCGACCGAGAGCTTCTATCAGCCGGAGTGGCCCGCGACGAAGTCATCGGAGCCCGCAGGCGCAGATCACTGAGCGAAGACATCGGCGGCCGAGCGAGGCAGCTTCAGGACTCTATCGGAAAACTCGATGGAAGTCTGGCGGGAGACCTTCAGAAGCGGCTTGACGGCGCCACTGCAAGCCTGCAGAGGCTCGTAAACCAGAAAACAACGCCGCTAAAGGCAGAGATCGAAACGCTCCGTCGCACTATCTCAGACCTTGAGCAGGACACCAGGGCCGCCGCCAAGCAGCAGCAACTTTTAAACGAGTTCGATTCGTCAACGGCCATCAACCTGCAGCCTCGCGCGGTCAAGGACTACATCAACGACTTTCAGCTGCTGCTGAACCTTGGCGGCAACCTGAACGAAGAACTCGGCACGAAGTTCGGCGCCTCCCTTGAGGCGTCGAGGGCAAAGGTCAAGTCGCTCTATCAGCAGATCGCCTCCCAGCCTCGGACTCCAGAAGGCAACGCCAACGCAGAGAGGCTTCTGGCACAAATTCGTGCCGAGAGCAAAGCACTGGCGACGGAACTTGCCGGCCTCGACCCGACGAGGTTTACAGAAAAACAACTTGACAGGCTTCTGTCTGCCAACCGCCGACTGCGAGGCGACATCTCCGGTCTACGCGGCTCTGCAATGGCCGGCCAGCTTGCGTTGCAGCAGTTGACGTTTGCGGTCGACGACTTCTTCTCGTCCACGGGCGGCTTTGAGTACAAGCTGCGGGCGATCAGCAACAACATTTCCCAGTTCGGCTTCGTTCTCGGCGGCACAAAGGGGTTGATTGCGGGCGTTGCGGCGACGGTTGGAGCGCAGCTGCTTATTCAATTTAGCGGCCTTGGGAAGGCGTCCAAGGAAGCCGAAGGCGCACTCAAGTTCATGAACGACGAACTTGAGAAGTCGAGAAACCTTGCCGAGCAGAACAAAAAAGCCTTCGAGGACATGGCCAAGGCGCTGAGGGCTGCGTCTCAAAGTGGGCCACGCGGAGACATTGAGCAGCGAATCAAAGACCTGCGCGAAGAGCAGAAGAAATCGCGCGAGGCTCAAGTCCGCAGCGCGTCGCCAGAGGTTTCTGGCGCAGCCGGCGCCCGCGCTGCCGCCGAGGAGCGTCTTTCAAAAGCCACCGGCAGTGAGCGAGTGCGACTTGCCAGAGAACTTGAGCAACTCCGAAAGCGAGAGCGAGACGCAATTGAGAGGTCTACAACGCCTCTTGACGGCAGGGCACCGGGCGGGCGGCTGACCGGCGTTGGAAATCTTCTTGAGAGAGCAAGGCAGGCTGAGTTAACTTCTCTCGGCAGGAGAGAATCTGCTGCCATTGTGCCCTTTGGCGAACAGCGCCGCAGCGAGAGACTTGCGGGACTTCGCGCCGAGAGGGTGACTGCGCCGACGACGCAGCAGGAGGCTGTCAAAGCCATTGAATCGCGGCTTGACGAGCTGATAAAAACGCAGCAGACCGCTGATCCGATCGACAGAATTGCGGCGCAACTAGAGGATGCCCTGGGCGGCTTCCAGATTGCTCTTCCGGGCCGGTTCGCCGCCGTCGAAGCGTTTCAAATAAACGAAAAGGTCATTGTTGAACTGAATGCCGAACTCGAGAGGCTCAAGGAAGTAATCCGCAACGGCGCTGATGACACTGCCGCTGGTTTTGCCGAGCAAGCGCTGATCGCCCAAGAAGAGATCAAGGGCGTATTCAAAGATTTGGCCGCGCTGCGGCTCGACGGAGACGTCCGCGGCCGTCTCGAAGAGCAGTTCAGCGCGCCTGCGACCGGCCTCGCAGACGCAGTAAAGAAGATTGAAGAAGCCCTGCGTCTAGACCCGAGTGCTGACATCTCTGCCCTCAAGACAGAAGCAGAGACTGCGGCCAAGGCTCTTGAATCGCTTTATCAGCAAGCAGACGCCCTCGCGAGGGACGCGGCCCTCGGGAATTTCGTCCCGACCGCGGAAAGGCTGGCCACCGCAGCACAAATCGCCGGAACCGCCGGGGGGCCGACTCTCGCAGGTTCAAACGCTGCCCGATTCGAGGCGGATCGCCAAGAGCTAGAAAACCGCCGGCGACGCGCTGAACTTCGCGGCCCAGCCGGCGCAGCCGACGTCGCGGCCATCGACAAAGAACTTGAGAAGATTCGTCTGCTGGCCGGCGAGGTCGGCAAGGCCGCAATCGCTGTGGCAGCGTTCCAGCGTGCTGCAGAAGAAGCGGCCCTGAATCTGTCGAGAACTCTCGTCAGCGAAGCACAGTCGGACGTCGAGAGAGCCCGACGACGAGCCAACCGCGTTGCCGAAGACCGTGAACTCGGTCCTGGCGCGAGGCGCGAACTAGAGGAGGCCAAGCGCCGCCGGAGAGAGCAGGAAGACAGCGACCGACAACTGCAGCGAGAGACAGAAAACGAACGTGCCAAGTTTGAGCGCGAAAAAGCGGGCCAAGGGCGCGTTGGATATCTGGCTCGCGAGGTGCAGCAGGGGCGGCTGGATCAAGAGAACATGACGCTTGGCGTCGATCAGCAACTTGCAGGTAAACAGCGGGCCGACGAGGCAGACGCGCAGCTCCGCAGGTTGCTTGAGGACAGGCTAGAGCCGTTTCGCGAGGCCGCAGACGAACGCGACCGCGCGCGGCAGGCAGAGATCGAGGCGTCTCGAAAGTTCAACGAGCGAACAATTGGCAGGGCAGACGTCGTTGGCGGAATACAGAGCGGCAATAAGCGAATGGCGGCTGCGCTCGGTGGAGACTCCGTGAAAGCCGCGGCAGACTTGTCCCGCGCAATGGAAGAGGCAAAGAGGAAGATCGACGACGCCGCGCAAACCGGAGCCGACATTCCAGAGGAACTCACGGATCGGATTGAAGAACTTGCTAAAGAAGTTGCAAGGCAGCGGGAAGATTTCGTAAATCAAACCATAGACAGAACGCAGAACAGGGCCGGCGGCTTCGACGCCCAGTCCAAGCGCGCCCGAGACGAAGTTCAGGGTTTTGCCTCTAACATTGAGGGCGAGCTTACTGCACTGGAAGTGCAAAGGCAGTCGCTTGAACAACAGCGAGACGAGGCGCTGCAGCAAAACTTTGGCGAGCTTGCGAGTACCATTCAGACCGACATCAACGCAATGGATGCCCATGCCGCGCGGTTGAACGCTGCGGCGATTGCTGTCGGTGCGTTCCAGGCAGCCGCCAACAAGGCGGCTCTCGATCTGCAGAACAAGGTCGCTTCCGAATCGCAAGGGGCCGCAGAGGCTGCCCGCCGGCGGGCCAACGAAGCCGAGGCAATCTTTGGCGAAAGGTCGCCGCAAGCGCGCGAGGCTCGGGCAGAGCAGAAGCGCCGTGAGGACGCAGCGAGAGCCGCCGACGACGAGGCTGCAAGAGCAAGAAAAGCCATCGCCGACGAGCGGACAAAGTTCGAGGATGAAATCGCCGCCGGGGCAAATCCAGCAGCCGCTGCCAGGGCAGAAAAAATCCGCCAACTGGAGGCCGACGCGGCCGACGAGCGGAAGTCAGCCGCCGAGCGTGAGGCGGCAAAGGCCGAGGCAGACAGGCTGCGGCGAGAGCAGGAGCGTGAGTTCGAGAACAGACCCGGCGTAAAAGACGAGCGCCGCAAGGCAGACGAAGCCGACAGGGAGCGTGCTCGCAAAGACTCAGCAGCCCGTGGCCGCGAACTCATGAAGACGGAGCGGCAGCGTGCTGAAGAGCAACTCCGGGCAAGCGCCGGGGACATCGGCAACGCCGCCGCGCAAATGCGAGCAGATGGAGTGCCGCGTGCCCAGGTTCAGTCGCAGGTGCAGAACGCAGCCAACAACCTAGCGCGACAAGCCGCTCCTCTGCTCGCGCAATTCGCCGACGAAGTCATGAACGCGAGGCTTGCGGGACCGTCTCGGGCGGCCCTAAACGCCCAGGACGTCCAGACAACCGAAGGGGCGAGGGAGCTCAACAGGCTGCTTCGCGGTGACGATGCCGCGAAGGACGTCAACCTCCTGGAGTTGCGGAAGCAGTCTGACTTGCTTCAGGCCATCGAGAACGCAATCCGCGCCACAACAGGAGTAGTCGTCGACTTGTAGCCGTGGGGATAAAACTCATCAAGGAAGTGACGCAGGGCCAGGGGGCGACGCTCTCGGCCGGCGGCAGTGGCGTTCAGTATACGCGCGTCTTCAAAATGCTGCTGGACGCACCAGTCGACATCAACACAGTCGACGTAGCAGCCGGCATAACGTCCCTGGACGGCCAGTTTACGGGCATCGGAACTCTTCACCCGCTTGACTCCTTTGCGTCATGCGAGTCGGTCTCTGTGTCACCTGACGGAGACAGTCGGCTTGCGTACACGGTAACACTCACTTACAGACCATCCGGGGCGATCGCGCTTGATCAAGCCGGCGACAACAACACAGAGCCAGACCCTCGAGAGCAAGCCCCGGACCTGCGCTCCGCCAACTGGTCTACCTCGACGACGACAATCGAGGTTCCGTCGTGGTGGTGGATTCCTCGGTGGGGAAACCAGGCTGGAGTCGCCGTGCCGGCGTTCAACCCTGCACGGGACATCGTAGACGGACTCACGATTCTCCAGCCGATCGTCAACATTAGCGTCGAGCAGTATTGCGCCGGCGATCAGACTCAATACTCGCAATACGTCGGAATGGTAAACGAAAACCAAGGGAAGCTCGGCTCGCTCGATCTATTTCCGCGAAGCGTGCTCTTCAGGAGCGTGTCTTTCAAGCCGCACGCAGAGGTGATCGGGAGGCGAAAGTGGAGAGGGTGGATCGGCACGTTCGAGTTCGCGTACAAAGCCAACTACAACAACTACCTAGAGGAGTTCCTCGGGTGGGACATTGCGATTCCGCTCGCTGGGTTCAACATCATCAACCAATTCGGGCAAGATGTAGACAAAGGCGCGTGCCACCTTGAGCTAGAGAATGAGCAGACTGGTGCAATAAAAAACTGGCCGAACAACTGGAACGGCCCTGGTTTTCCACCGGGTGTTCAAATCGCCGGAGGAACGAACGGGCGAAAAATGAGGGCCAACGTCCTCATCACTACGCCCACAGAAAACGGCACGCGGGCGTCACAGCGGCCATCCGCGTCTCCAGTGCCTCTCAACGAGGACGGAACTCCGAGAGACCCGGCAGCGACACGCATGAGAAATGGAGTTCAGATACCCGATCCCGTGCTCGTCCGCAGGTACCAGATGTACAAGACGTTCAACATGGGACTCCTGAACTTGAGGTTCAGATGAGCGGCTTTCTGATTGGGCCTGGGCTTCGCAGCGAGCTGCGAGACATCGTTGCTGAACGCAGAAATAGCGTCGCCTCGATGTCGGCGCCCAAGTTTGACGCGCGGTTTGAGGACATTCCGCGTCGCGCAGCGGCCTCTGGCGGCCTTCCCATCCGCCTCGCACAAACCTCCGGTCCGTGGCCGAACGAACCGCCTCTGAACGTAAAAGCGGTGCAGTTATTCAAACAGCCGGACAACCCCGCCGGCCCCGCCGACTGGGTTCCTGAGACCGACGAGTTCGGCGATCCTGTGTTCGCGGTCGCCATCAACTGGTTTTCGCATATTCCAGTTGGGCAGGGCGACCTTATCAAGTGGTGTGCCATCGTTCCTATCAGTGACTTGCCGGGTGAATACGACACGGGCCAAGTCATCTCCAGCCTAGACGGCCCAGATGTGCCGATCATGAGGCCGTACGGCAAACTCTGGCTCCTCATAGCGCTGGAGTGTTAGCCAATGAGCGGGATGCTTGTTGATTCAAAGAACGACTGCTGCTGCCCGGAGATGCGTTGCTGCACCCCGACAACAGTAACCGCCACCGTTTCGGGGATGGCTGGCCAGACGGTACGCGCGCCGTACCACTACAGACCGATAACCGGGAAGCCGTATGCTGGAACTGAAATGTACGAGTGTTGGGTGTGCAACGACTCCATGTTTCTGCACTCCATCATGGACGCGATGGCCGTAAGTGGAAGGCCCACCGGCACACTCCGCGACATGGGTATCTTTCAAGAGTTCTTTGACTGGATTTGTTTCAACGGAGACTCGCTCAACTGGTGGCCTCCGGCGTCGTTCCCGCCCGCTACGGCAGTTTTTAGCGTTCCGGGGTGTGAGCCGTTTGACCAATATGGAGAGCCGCAGTCCTGCCAAGAGGCATGGTCGCGGCTTATGACGAGCGACTACGGGTTCGGGCGTCAGTCAAACCTGCTCGATATCCAGATAGTTCGGTGGATTGTCGATCCGGGGAAACTATGTGAGATCAGCGGAATTCTCTGCACGCGGCCAGCGAACGACTGCCTTCATGCTGGGCCTTGCGGCGGTGGTTCCCGGCAAGTGAACCTCTCCTACGAGGGCGACCTAAACGGAACCTACGTCTGCCACCGTCCTGAGATTTATGTACGCCCTCAGTTGAAGGCACGCATCAACCGACAGGTTCCGCTGCCAGATAATGCGGCGGACTCGCCGTATCGAGGCGTTACCGAGGCTCAACTGCTCTATAACGTAGACCCACGGCGAACGTGGGTGCTGCTGGGGCCGCCATACGAATGCTGGGACGTTATGTTCCCGCCAGAGGGAGAGGAGTATTGCGTTGATTACAGGTGCGGAAAACGCAATCCTTGGTACAGCGCCTTTGGTTTTGGGTTTTGCGTGCGAGGAAAATGCACGACCACAAATCAAGGCGTCGTGAAGCCGCACGTTTATTATTACCACGAAGGCTTGAAGAGTCAGCCTAGGCCAACGCTGGCACAAGTCGCGCAAATGCAGTCGGCCGACTTGTACCTGCGCCTCATCCCGCGTGACTACGAGGCTGACACCGAAGGCCGGTTCCCGACTTGGTGGCGAGTAGGCAGCGTTGAGGTTAGGGACGGCGGGTACGGATACTCAGTGGGTGAGTTTTTTGAAGTTGACTTCGATATCCGCAGGCCGTGGCTCGGCGGCGAAATTATGACGGTGTTCGGCAAGTTCGACATGACTTGCATGCCTCCGTACCGTCCGAGTTGGGTAGACGAGTACGGGTACACGGGCGAAGAGATACAACTTGGAGACGGCACGCCCGCCGCAAGAATGTTTCAGCGGCTTCGAATCTCGGAGGTCGACGAAAACGGAGCCATTGTCTCCGTCTACGTTGTACCCATCTTCAAAAATCCAGAATACAAAGACCCGCCGCTGTGCATGAGGGCGAAGTCGCGGGCGGAGCAGACGCGTTTCTACGTCGGCTACGGAAGAGTCCTCTGCCATCCGCGCTCGGTGCAGTTGCCCGGAATCGGCTACACGGTTGGGGACTCTATTGAATTTTACTGCGACGATCCGCCGTGCGAGATCATTGAGAACGAGGAAGGCGTTCCGCAGCACGCCATCGCGGTTGTCAGTGACGTTGACGAGGAAGGTGGAATCCTTGATTGGAGGATTCGCGGGAGCGACTTCCCGTTCGGCTACGCCACGGCTTACTCATGCGACGAGACAGACGGCGCAGGCAACTGCATTGCGTCATGCTTTCAGCGGATGCCGGGTTCGGAGCCAGATCAGAGAGGGAAGTACCGCTGGAAGGCGAACGTCCTGTGTGATCTGACTTGGACAGGGGTCGGCGTGCCAGCGAGAGGCGCAAACGTAAGTCTCCTTGAGGGCGGGCTCTCTGTGCCGTGCCTCATGGGGCATCCAGACACCGAGGGGCAGGCAAACACAAGTAACCTGACTACGCTCACGATCCGGGTTTCAAGGGTTCAGTGCGAGACGTTTATTCAGGTAGCAATCGCTCAGTGGCCGTACAACATGCCTGAGACCGGCGGGATAGAGCGAGTGCGGGCATTGTTTCCTCCGTTCCCTCGATGCGCCGGTGGCGGGGCGGCAGTAAAGCCGTTGTTCGGGCCGTCGGGCGGCAATGAGTCAGACTTCGGGAGTTACCTTGCCGGTGGCGTGGTTTATGCCGGTGGCGGCGGGTACTGCTACCGTGACAAGTATCACGAACCTCCGACGCTTCCATCGGCTGTGCCGCAGATCGGCGGCGGGTCAGGCGCTACTATTGCCGGTTATACGTTTGAAGGCGTTCACAACTTTCCTAACCCGGCGATTGACTGGGGGGGGCGCGCGCCAGATCACAATAGGTTTTCCTACTTCCCGGTTACGGATGCTTTTATTGGCGAACGAGGCAGCGGCTACGAGGAGGGGCAAACATTTGAGGTCTATCCAGAAGGCGGGAAGCCGGTTAGCGATATGTGGTCGATTACTGGCGGAGACAGTCCAGAAAGTTGCCCCAACGGAGCATGGTACGACGGCGAACGCGCTACGTTGAATAACGCTGGATACGTGTCGATTATTTTCGACTATGAGAACGGGCAATATTTAGAGCCAATCGCTCCGAGACAGCCGAAATGCGTTATACGCATATCGAGCGTTGACGAGAACGGCAGCATCACCGGACTTGAAGTTGTTCATGGCGGGATGATGTTCAGGACAGTGATGGGAGTTGGCAAGCGGTCGCCGTCGGCCTACATGTATCTCGGGTCGACGCTTGGGTACGGAGCGTTCATCACGGGTACGTTCGACACGAACTACGAGTCTGACCATTTCGGGGAATTGACTGGGGTGACGGTTGACGCCCCCCCGGAGTCGGCAGGCGACCCGAAGCACCCCGGCGAGCGAATCCCCGTTGGTGGACGGGACTACGCCGATCAGTCTGCCGGGTATTTCTGGATGCTAATGGACACCCCAGTCGGCGGGCCTGTGTGCCCTGAGTGGAGGCTGCTCGCGCACGCTGGATGGGGGCAGCGGTCTGTATTTGACCCGCCGACGCAGGAGGGAACCGCGCCTAGGAACTGGTACCACGAATCCCGGTCTACCCACACGGTCGAGCGCGGCACGATGCCGGAGTTCGTCCCACGTAGCAGCGTGTGCGCTTTCTCGGACTGCTATCACAGTCTGCTGACAAGAACGTATCCACTCTACAAGGGATGGGGCGGCTCATGCCCGCAAGCCGGGGTTGACGGGCCGGGAGCGCCGATTGATCCGACAACCGGAGCGGGCGCGCCATGCACTCCATACGCTCTGCTGTTGAGGAAGAATCACTACGACCCTCCGCGCGGGAGCGATTGGGTAGTAATCGAACACGGGCCGACGCTCTCGCTTGGACACGCTACGCCGTCTCCGTGCCCGGATCACAGCAATGGTACACCTACTAGGGAGTAACAAAAATGGCAGCGCCGCCGGGGTTGTTTTGTTTATGGGCTGACAGTGCAGACAACTGGACGTGCGAGCGGTGCGGCGCGGTCGTGCCGAAGGCAGTCTCGGCCGAAAAGCCGTTTGCTGGTTGCAAAAAAGGAATGCAAGACTTAGGCGTGACGCCAACTGATCTTGTGCAAGCAAATCCCCGAGAGATTAACGTCAACGGCCCCGGCGCGGAACTCAAAAAACTGCTTTCGATGATCGGCATCACGGCCGCGCCGGGGTGCTCATGCAACGCACACGCCGCCAGAATGAACCTGTGGGGTGCGGACGAGTGCGAGCGGCGGATTGACGAAATTGTTGGCTGGCTGAAGGAGGAGGCAGTGAAGCGGAAACTGCCATTTATCGAGACGGCGGCTCGCCTTTTGGTAAAGCGGGCGATCTCAAACGCCAGGAAGGGGCAGAAACCCCCATTGACCCAATAGGCTACCGGCACACAATATAGCCATGCCGGATGACCACCACTTCACGCTCGCCGGCTTGCGCTGGCTTCTGCGATTCACACGCCTCCGCGGCAAGGCCGACGGCTGGGCCTACCTGCCTGACGTCAAAGACACAAAGAAGTCGATCCGCAAGATTCTCATCGACTCCAGGCTCATGCACCGCCGACGGCTCGAGGTCGTTATCCACGAGTGTTTGCACGTTCTCTATCCGACAGTGAGCGAAGAGCACATCACAGAATCGGCCCGCGATCTGGCGAGGGTTCTCTGGTCACTTGGCTATCGGGAGACTGAGTAATGGCAAAAGACCTGCTTTTCGTTCTGAAGGCGGCAAACGCCGCGATGGCTCGAGACCCCAAGAAATCGTGGTTCTCAAAGTTGCCGCCAGACGCACAGACGCGACTCAGCGAAATCAAGAAGGCGTTCGTGGACGGACGCTTCGCCGGCATAACGCTCGCCGCGGTGTGTCAGGCAGTCGAGGCACTCTTGAAGGAGCAGCAGTGGCCCGTACCAAAATCAAAAAACACGATCAGCCGCTGGCTGCATTCGAGCGACACCTAGAAGTCGCTCGAGACGCGGACAACTCCAGGCTGCGTGACGAACTGTCGGCGCTTCGCAAGAAGTACGACTCCGCGCTCAAGCAGCTTGACGCCTCTCGGCAACGCAACGACAGGCTCACGGCTCTGTCGGGTGTCGGCACGAAGAAGATCAGCCGCAAGCGCCCCGCCGGCGACCGACCAGAAGCGACGGCGGTGCTCGTGCTCTCGGACTGGCACTGCGAGGAGCGAGTCGACCCAGCAACGTGTCGGAACCTCAACGAGTACACGCTCGAAATCGCCGACCGCAGAATCGCCCAGCTCGTGCAAAAAGCGTCGATGCTGATCGAGCACGAGAAGTCGCTGACTGGCATCCGCCGGGTCGTCGTGGCCGCCCTTGGTGATTTTATAACCGGGCATATTCATGACGACCTCGTCGAAGTGACGCAGCTGGCCCCGCTGGCTGCGAAGCGGTGGGCCGGCAAAAGGCTCAACGGCGTCATCGACGCAATGAGCGAGATCGCCCCCGTGCTCGTTGCAACGGCCAGCGGCAACCACGGCCGGTCAACGAAGTTCCCCCGCATGGCGACGGAAAATGACCACTCTTTTGAGCAAGACCTGTATTTGACGATGGCGGCAGAAGAACGGCGAGCAAACGTCGAGTGGCAGGTGGGCGAGGGCTACCTCAACAACATCAACCTCGACGGCTTCATTGTGCGGGCGCACCACGGTCACGCCATTCGGTTCGGCGGCGGCGTGGGCGGCCTGACCATTCCAGCGAACAAAGCCATCAGCAACTGGAACCAGGCGCAGCGGGCAGACCTCGACATATTCGGGCACTGGCACTGTTTTAGTTGGCTCCCGTATCGCTTCGTGGCGAACGGATGCTTGATTGGCCACAACGCATTCGCCGACAGAATCAAGGCCGAGTACCAGCCGCCGTCGCAGAGCCTCATCATCATCGACCACGAGCACGGCAGAGTCACGAAAGTGCTGCCAATCTTCTGCAAATGACAGACCATGAATATCTTCGCGAGGCCTTGCGGTACGCCAAGGGGAATTCTCACGACAGAACGCAGGTCGGCGCTGTGCTTGTCTCCGGCAAGCGTGCCGTCTATGCCGCCAACCGCCGTGCGGTCGATGTCGTTGCGGGCAAGAGCGAGATCATCGAGCACGCAGAGCGTGCGGCCATATACAAAGCAGCCGCGTGCGGGGTGCCGACGGCCGGCGCTGTTATGTACGCGCCGTGGTTTTCATGCACTGACTGCGCACGCGGGATCATTCTTGCGGGCGTGCGGCAGGTCGTTGGACTCGTGCGACTGAGGGAGGCCACGCCTGAACGGTGGCGGCACAACCTCGACACAGCAGACCGGATGCTGATGGCTGCTGGCGTGGGACTGCGGTGGGTAAACGACAGCGTTGGTGTCACGATCATATTTGACGGGAGGGCGATGGAATGCTAATCGGACTTGCTGGTGCTGCCGGGGCGGGGAAAGACACTGCAGCAATGCACCTGTCGCAAGAGCGACAGTTTATCGCCATGGCGCTCGCCGACCCTCTTTACGAAATGGTTGCCGCCATGACGGGCATCGCTGCAGAGCGGCTGGCTGACAGAAACGTCAAGGAAACGACGATCGGCTGGCTGGGAGCATCGCCGCGACGTTTGCTCCAGACTATTGGTACAGAGTGGGGCCGCGGCACGCTCGGCGATGACGTATGGGTCAAACACCTGTTTCGGCGCATGGCTGACGCCGGCAAGAACAAGAACTTCGTCGTCACAGACGTCCGTTTTGCCAACGAGGCCAAGGCCATTCGCGAGCGCGGCGGTCGCATCATCGAGATAGTGCGGCCCATGCCGCTGGCAGGCGTGCCGGAGGAGGCCCGCCTGCACCCCAGCGAGGCAGGAATCCCTGACGATCTCGTAGACGCTCAAATAGTCAACGACACCGACATCGCCGGCCTTCTGTCTCGCGTCGATAAAGCCATTGAATGGCTTCTGTCGGATACAATGGCTGTATAGCCTGTGACACGCCACGAGCGGCCCTAGAGGCCCGCAACGCACAAGGAGGTGCCGATGTCTGAGCCAAAGATTCGTCGCAAGTTCAAGTCGGTCCCCGTTACTCTTTCGACGTCGGTGGACGCTGCCACGACGCTCCGCTGGGACGATGTCGCCGGCGGCACCCTGGAGATGGGCACCGTCAGCACCGCGGCCACGACCATTCAAGTCTGGGCGTCCGACACTCCGTCGAGCACTTTTGGCCGGCTCTACAAAGTGGACGGCTCGGCGGCCGACCTGACCCTGGCCCCTTCAACAACTGAGGCCCGCGTCTACGCCCTCCCCGACGAGACGTATGGCTGCGGCGCGATCAAGCTCGTGTCGGCCACGACCGCCTCTACGGCCGCCGTCTGCATCGTCACCATGAAGTCGTGAGGCTGCAAGTGACAGCCGACGAACTGAAGCAAGGTGTTCTGGACTCGATGCTGCGGATCGCCGAGCGATTCGGCGTTCCAGTCGTGCTGCTCGCCGTCATTATCTGGCTGGGCCGGGAGGCGGCAATCACGCTGCACGGTTCGTTCGTAGAGCCGGTCGTGAAATCTCACGTTGAGTTTCTGGAGACGACGAGCGAGACGCTGAGGGAAATTGGCAGGACGCAAGAGAAGCAGGCTGACACGCTTGAAGAGCTGGCCCACGGCCAGCGCGAGATTCAGCAGGTGCTTGCACGGCCTGCTAGGACCGAAGGCACAAACTAGCCATGTTCGAGCACTTGATTCTCGCCCTGCTCCTCGTCGGCGTCTTCGTCCTGGCGATCCGCTGCCGCTAAACACAAGAGCGTTACTCATGGCGATGAACAATAGGCTAATGCGGCCGCGAGCCACGACCGCCGCTGCGCCGCAGTCTGGCACGCCCGCGTCCTTGCTCCTGCGTTTCGACGGGAACTTCAACGACTCGTCTCCCAATGCGTTGGCGGTTACGGCGAACGGCGATGCGGCGATAAACACGACCACAAAGAAGTACGGGTCTGGCGCCGCGTACCTTGACGGGAACTATTCTTGGGTCGAAGTGCCAAATAGCGAACCGCTAAACCTCACCGGCGAAGTGCCTTACACCATAGAGTTGTGGCTTTACATACAGTCGCACACGGAAAACTACACGACAATTCTCACAAAACGAGTTGGCGTCAACTGGCAATACTTGCTTGGTTTTAGCGAACCGGCCACGACGGAATTGTTTTTCTCCGCGACCGCTCAGGGAAATGACGGCTACTCTCAATGCAGGAGTTATGCACCGCTCACGGTCGGAGAATGGCACCACGTTGCCGCTGTCGTTTCTGGCGGGGGTGCGAAACTTTTTGTAGACGGCGTTCTCGTTGACACGCAGCCTTGGGCTACGCAGCCGGAGAACAATGCAACCATCTTCATTGGTCAACAGTCAGCCGAAGGCGAGTGGTTCAACGGTTATGTAGACGAGGTGCGAATCGTAAAGGGCTTGGCCGTCTTTACCACCAACTACACGCCGCCCGCCGCACCGCTGGCGGTGAATGCAACTCCCTACGTTCCGCAACCTCCGGCCGCGCCGACAGGCGTCGGCGCCACCAGCGGCAATGGTCAGTTGTCGATTGCGTGGACGGCGTCATCTAGCGACTCAGCGATCACGGGCTACGCTGTCGAATACACGCCAGCGGGAGGATCGGCAACAACGGTCAGCACTGGCAGCAGCGAGGCAGTGTATACGCTCACTGGCCTCGCGAACGGCACGGCATACACGGTGCGAGTTGCTGCGGTTAGTGCAGTAGGCACCGGCCCGTACTCGTCGGCATCTGCACCGGCAACGCCCGCCGCGCCATCGTTCACGGCCACCGCCGTGATGCTGACCTCTGGCACCTCATACACGGTGCCCGCAGGCGCGACGAGCATGAAGGCGTGGGCGGTGGGCAGCGGAACTTCCGGTGCCGGTGGCACGGCTTTCAAAACATGGTCGGTGTCTGGTGGGCAGTCAGTGGCCTACGCGGTCGGCGCGAAATCAACCACCAATTTCGGCAACGACTCTAGCGTCACGTTCGGTGGCGCGACGGTTACGGGTCGCGGTGCTGGCAAGGCTGCGAACGGCACGAACAAAAATGCGTTCGGCACTGGCGGCGGCGAGTTCACGGGCGGTGACGGCGGCGTTGCGGGGGGCATCGACCAGTATCTTGGGGGCGGCGACACCCGATTCGGCGCTGTGGGCAACAATAACGCTGCCGCCACTGCCGCCACGATCTCCACGAAACCGCGATTTGCCGCCGCCGATGTTTCCGGCCTGTTTGCCGCCTTGCAACTTGCTGGCGTGAATACCACTCTGTCTGCCGGTAATCCGCAGGCGTTCGGATCGGGCGGCTTCACTGGGAAGTACGACAACAACTCGGATGCTGTTGCGCCTGGTCGCGGTGGCGGCGGTAGTTACGGGACGGCGGCGAGCGGTTCGCCGTTTGTTGACACCCGCGTTGGCGGCGCTGTCGTTCTGTATTTTTCATAGGACATTCTCATGCCGAAGGTTTTGCGCACACCGAATGGTCGAGGCATCTACCTGATTCCACGCAGCGGATCGCACTCCATTGCTGCCGCCGTCATGCAGTCATTCCACCCGGAGATCGCAATCGACGCGAGCGCACACCCGGCAGCGAGTTACCCAGACGCAGGGGGAGAAGGCCCGGTGTGCGTGATCGTGCGGAATCCTGTAGAGCGATTCCGGTCGATGGTTGCTCACGCACAAAGCACCGTTGAGGAGCAACTCGCGGCACCACGATACGGCTGCGAGTTTTGTCACGGAAGAACCTACGATGCGTACTTCCGGTTTGAAGATCAGTTGCAGGCGTGCGCTGACTGGCTGGGCATCACGGTTCCGCTGCCGCATTTGGACGGTACGGACGAGGCCGACAAGCCGGTGCTTACGCCAGAGCAGGAGGCTGCGGTGCGGGTTGCCTACGCTGCCGACATTGCGCTATGGGAGTCGCTGCAACCGTAGCGGTGCGCTCTTGCACCAGAGTGGCGACGAGGATGGCATTGCGCGGCTGGGCCGCACGGGTAGAATCTGAGCCATGCCAACCGTCACGATCCGCTACCGATTGCCCGACGAGCAGGCCGAGTACGACGCCGCGAGGCTGGGCAGCGAGGCGTTGGCCGCTCTCTGGGATATTGACCAGTGGTGCCGCAGCCGGATCAAGCATGGTGATCCGGTGGCCGACGAGCTGCACGCCCTGGAGTACGTTCGGGCGATGATCCCGGCCGAGTTGCTGAACGACTGACCCTACACGCCGCAGATAGCGTCTCGCTTGTTGAACACAACGCCGGTTGTGTTGCACGTTTGGGGCGAAAGTGAGAGACAACGGCACTACTGAAATCAGAGAGGGACGCATGACAGACGAGCAATTCGTCGAATTCATTCAGACCGGCAAGGCCAACGGCAGCCCGATTGAGGTGATGCTGGACGGTATGTTCGGAAAGGTTTCCGGCCGTTTTCTTTCTTGCTTCATTGCGCACGACGAGGACGGCAACGTATTCGCGGACTGCACGGTAGAAGACGGCACAGGAAAACGGTGGGTTGCGCATCACCGGCATCTGGTTCCGGTGCGCTCTTGAGCGAAAAGAAAGACGGGCTACTAGCACACTCGCGGGATAACGCTCGGCGCCGGGACGTTTTGCACGACCCTCGGGTCTAGGTATTTTCGAGTGGTCGCTGGCGAGGAATGGTCGAGCAACTGCTGGGCCGAATGCCCTGCAGCTTGGTAGTACGAGGCCGTCGTGCGCCGAATGCGGTGAAATTTGTCTCGCCGGCTTGCCGGGAGCTTCGCCCTTTTCAGGATGATCGACAGGCGGTTCCATAAATAGGTGTGGTGAAACGGCCACGGAAACACGAGGTCTCGATCGCCACGAATTGCTTCGATCGCCAAGCGGGTTTCCTCGCCAATGTCGCGGACGATGTCGCGACGCTTGCCCTTTCTTGCCTCGGCGCGGAACGTCACGAAGTTGCCGCGGACGTCTGGCCACCGCAGCGAAACGAGAGCGGTGGCGCGCTCTCCAGTGTCGTAGGCAACAAGCAGCAACGCCCGCCACCACAGTCCACCGGGGATGCCGGCGATTGTGGTCTTCTCGGATGAGGCCGCAGCCAGAAGTCTCGCAAACTCCTCGGTCAGCCACGCCTCGGGGACGCGCTCCGGCACACGCACGGGCGGCATCGTAGGCCACGTTTGGACGGCCTTGCGACGGGCAAGGAACTCCCAGATGGCGTGAAGCTGTGCTCTGTCTTTGGCGGCTGTTGCGGCGGCGCGCGTCGCAGTGCGGTGCGCCAAAAACCGGGCCACGACAAGTTCTTCGAGGTCGGCCGTCGTTGGTTCGTGGCCCAGGAATTTCGCAAACGCGTCGAGCGTGAACTCGTACAACCTAAGTGTCTTCGGCGAAATCGCCTTGAGCGGGGCGTAAACGTCGCGCACGAGCCCACGCAGGGGCATTTCAACTTTGTTGACAATCACGGTGGCCACCTAGTTGAACTGGGGGTTATGCCACCTCCTTGTGTTTAGACAACCCCCAACCGCCTGCTGGGGGACAAAATCCAAGCCCGCTCAAAACGACAATCCGGCCACGCGGCGCCGACAGTCATCCGCCATTTTTGCTTGGCGATACTGATTGCCTGGGCCGCAGATTCTGCGTAAACCACAACCTCATCGGCATCGGCAACGTCGCCGTCGCTCCAGTCAACAATTACGGTCCATCGTTTTTTCGGCATTTGCTGCGGCTCCTTCCGTGGCGATTGCAAGTCTCCTATCCTCCACTCGACTTGTCAAGCGCTGGTTGCGGGACGATTATGACTGCATGAGAGACGAGGCGATTGGAGCGTACGAGGCGGCAGGAGTCCTGGGGGTGCATTTCACCCGGCCGGGGAAACTTGCCGACCAGGGGGTGTTGTCGTCTCGCGTAATTGCCGCCAATGACGGCAGGTCGTTTTCCGTGTACTCGGCCCGAGAGTGCGACGAGAACTTTCTCGAGTACGAGGAGAGGCGCGGACTGGGCAAGGCCGGCCGGCCGCGGACTGCTGCCGATAGCAGAGGCGAAGCGCTGCGACGGCTGGCGGCGAAAAAGAAGCCCTGCATAGATTTCGGCGATGCCATCGGCGTCGGGGAGGCCGCGAAAATTCTCGGCGTCTTCTGGACACTGGTGCCTCGGCTCGCCAGGGAGGGCAAGATCGTGGGGCGCATCCTGTGGTCCGAGCGGGCCGACAGGTCGCGGCTGTGGATTTTTTCCCGATCTTCTGTCGAGGCAAGGGCTTCCGAAGTCAGGCGGCAGGAAGACGCAGGCACAAAAGTTGGCCGACCTCGATCGTGTGTTGACCAGTAGCAATTCATTGCGTAGGATGCCCGTCCCGCCAAGGAGATGGGCATGTGGAAGCATCAGCAAGAGGCTGTCGAGTGGGCGCTTGGTCGCATCTGTGCGATCCTGCATATGGGGATGGGCACCGGGAAGAGCCGCTGCCTCCTCGAGGTTCTGATGCAGTGCGGCGCGAGGCGCGCATTGATCTGCTGCCCCAAGGCCGTCGTTCCGGCGTGGGGGAAACAGGCCGGCCTGTGGCTGGACGGCTACCGAGTGCTGTTGCTGACGAAGGGCACCTCCGCGCAGAAGGAAAAGATGCTGGCGGCCGCTCTGGCTGACAGCTCGCCGCTGGTTGTAGTAGTCAACTACGAGGCCGCGTGGCGGCTGCCGACACTGGAAAAGACCCCCTGGGACGCACTCTGCTACGACGAGTGCCACCGCCTCAAGGCTCCGAGCGGCACCACCAGCCGCTGGGCGGCCAGGATGGGCAAGAAAAACCCAGCCGCCAGACGCATCGGCCTGTCTGGGACGCTTCTGGCGCACTCCCCGCTCGATGCCTACGGCGTCTACAGGGCCATCGAATCACCGGAGTGCAGGACTTTTGGAACGTCCTACACGACATTCAAAAGCACCTACGCAATCACCAACCCGCGGATACCCGGCATGGTGGTTGGCTACAGAAACACCGAGCAGTTTGGCACGAAGATTGCAGAAACGACATTCCATCGTCGGTCGGAAGACGTTTTGGATTTGCCAGCAATCATGCACGAACAAGTTGACGTCGAACTGAACAGCACGGAGTCCAAGCTCTACAGAGAAATCGAGAAAGATTTCTGCGCTGTCGTGGGCGACGGAGAGGTCACTCCGGCGAACGTGCTCGTGCAACTGATCCGGTTGCTCGAGGTTTGCGGCGGAAGCGTCCACAAGGACGGCAACCGTCAGGCCACACGACTCACCGAAACGCCGAGCAAGGCGGCGGCGCTCAAAGAAATCATGGACGATCTACCGCCGCACGAACCGCTGGTAGTGTTCTGCAAGTACCGCGCCGACATGGAGGCGATCCTCGCTGAGTGCAAGAAGGCCGGTCGAGCAGCGAGCGAACTGTCGGGCAGCAGGAACGAACTCGACGACTGGCAGAGCGGCAAAACCAACGTCCTCGTTGCGAACACAGCCAGCGGCGGCATTGGCATCGACCTGACCCGCGCGTCGTACGGAGTCTTCTATTCGCTTGGCCACAGTTTGAGCGAATACCTGCAGGCCGTCGCGCGGCTGCACAGGCCAGGGCAAACAAAGACAACGCATTTCTATTCGCTCGTCGCCACGGTCGGCGGCGGCATGACGGTGGACGGAGGAGTCTACAAGGCACTGACGGAGAGAAAGGAAGTCATAGATGCAATCATCAGTGGATACAGAACAACACACGGGCTTGTCGGCGCTGCTTGAGCGGATTGCCGAACTCGACAAGACGATTGGCACGGTTTCTGCACAGGTCGACGAACTACAGCGGCAACGCGCTGAGTTGGAGAGTCTCGCGGTGGAAGAAATCAAAACACAACGGCTCGACGGAGTTCGAGTCGCAGGGAGGAGTTGGCGGGTCGAAGAAGCCCTTCGCCTGTCGGTGCCGAAGGATCGGCGAGACGCGGTGCTGGAGGCAGCGCGTGCCGTCGGGATCGAGGATGCGATCACGACGGTGGCCACACCCACGCTCAAGGCGTGGTTGGTGGAGCGGGCAAAAGAGGCCGGAAGGGAAGCCGGCCGGCCCTTCTCCGACGGGACGCCATTCAGCGGCCTCGTCGGTGAGTTCGTGGAGATGAAATTGCGTCATGTCACGGTTGGCTGACGCTGGTTCGGTGAGTTTCTACAGAAGGAGTTCGTAATGGCTACCACAGCCCTGTCGACCAAGGTGGTCGACTACCCGGCGCTTTCGCCGAATAGCCGCCAGATGCAGGTCATCGCTGCAAATCTGGAAGGCGAGCAGATGAGCGAGACCGATCTCGTTCGCGTCAAAACGCCACTCGGCGGCGCGACGCAGTGGTCGATTGACGTCGATGGCAATGTCGAGACGACCGACGAAATCGTCGGGCTTCTCGTCGGCATCGGCAAGAAGGGACTTTTGTGGCCGGCGGAAGACCCGTCCGAGTCCCGTCCGGTGGTGGTGTCGAACGACCTCATGGTCGGATACCGCGTGTCGGACGATCTCGGAACGATCGACCCGGATGCGCTCGAGCGCTACCGGATCGGTGACAGGAAGTACGACTGGGCGGCGCTCGCCAACTCCTCTGAGTTTGGCTACGGCTCGTCGCGGTCTGGCAGCGGCAAGCGGTGCAAGGAGGCGCGTGTCTTGGCGATTCTTCGCCAGGGCGAAACGTGGCCGATCCTTGTGACCGTCGGCCCAGGTAGCCTGCGGAACATCATTCCGTTCCTCAAGCGCCTGCCGTGCTTCCCGCACGAGGCTGTCGTGGGCCTGAAGCTGGTGCGTTCGAAGGGCAAGGGCGGTCAGCCCTACAGCCAGATCGTTCCGCGTCTCGTCGGACAGATTTCCGAGGAGCAGGGCGAAGTGGCTCGCCGCACCTACGCGGACCCGATCCGCGCGATGTTTACGGCGCCGCCGATCGGTGGCGGTGCTGTGGAGATCGAGGACGAGGAGTAAGCACAGCGGCTGGGGCGGCGGCCCACAACCGGCACTTTCGCCGGCCGCCAGCCCAGCCGGCGGTGGCTTCATAACACCGGAAGTTCGACCATGAGCAGCGCCCTTCTCCGCGCATGGCGCATGGACGAGCGTTCGCCGCTGGGGGGCGTGACACACCCGCCCCCCAGCGGCACTTTTTCAATCACGGAGGATTCCCGATGGAAGACGTTTTCAAGTGCGCAGCCGACTATGCTGCGCGAGGCTGGCGCTCGCTCCCTGTCTACGGCCTGCGCGAGGACGGTCGATGCGCGTGCAAAAACCCGGCGTGCGGCACGCCAGGAAAGCATCCGGTTGTGTCTGGGTGGCAGCGTGCTGCTACTACAGACGAGGACAAGCTGGCCGAGTGGTTTGACGGCACGGAACACAACGTCGGCGTCGCGCTTGGCGAGGCGTCGGGCATTATCGACATCGAGTGGGACGATGAGTCTGGCAAAGCGACTGCCGAGCGATACGGCCTGACGTCGATCGAGACGCCGACCTATACGTCGCACCGCAGCGAACACCGCATCTTCAAGTTCGATTCCCGCCTGCCGGCGCAGGCCGTCATCAAGGTCGGCGGGCTGGAGATTCGCATTGGAGGCGGCTCACGCGGGTCGCAGTCTGTTTTTCCGCCGTCTGTTCACGCCAGCGGCGTGCGGTATCGCTGGAAGTATGGATTCTCGCCAGACGAAGTAGACGTCGCGCCGATTCCAGATGCTTTTCTGCAGGCGATCGTCAATGCCGGCGGCGAAACGTCGCTGTCAAAGCGGCCGGCCAGCGAGATTCTGCACAAGGGCGCAGGCGAGGGCGAGCGAAACTCCGAGATGTGCCGCTACATCTCGCGGGCCTGCATTCAGATGCTCGACCCGCACGACCCGCGAGAGCAGCAGGACACGCTGGCGATGGCGCGGGCCATCAACCAGACGATGTGCCGGCCGCCGTTGGACGACAAGGAGATCACCTCCATCTGGCAGGGGCAACTCAAGTGGGCCATCAAGGTGCGGGCGGCCGGCGAGGGGCCGGCGTTTCTGAAGGAGAAACTCGAGTCCCACCTGTCTGGAGAAGACGAGCCAGCAGAAGAAGAGGCTGTCGACACGCCGTTCACGCTGACTGGGCTCGAGTACCGGGATGGCGAGTGGTTTCCTGGGCGGTGGCGGCTGCGGGTCATCCACAACGACCCAGTGGTTTACGTGCTGTCGCTGCCGGTGCACCAGCGAGGGGCAGACCGGGTGGTCGAGGTCACGCTCAACGCGGAGCAGTACAGGTCGGCGGCTATGGTCGCCCATGCTGTCCTAGAGGCCACCCACACGGTCATCTTGGACGAGGTTCCAGAGACTTGGTCGACGATCTGGTGCGGCAAGGGGGCCAGGAAGGGGCAGCCGGCCATCCGAGGGTTGAAGGCGAAGCTCATGGACGCCGCCCTTGAAGAAGAGGCGACCGTGGAAGACCTGCGGTACGCGAAGGTCGCCGGCTGGCTCCTGGACGTCTTGAGCCTCACCCCAGAGCCGGGTGACGAGGAGGCCGAGGACGGCACACCAGATGCCGGCGGAAGGCCGTCCTGGGTCCGCAGCGAGGCCGGTGAGTGGGAACTGTGGTTCGGGTGGTCGCGGGCCTGGGAGGACGTCGACAGGGGCCGCAGGAAGCTCATGGACGGGGATCAGCAGATGATGAAGAAGCTCATCCTCGCGGAAACTGGGGAATCTGGGTTCTTGTCTGGGCGGCACACCGGCGACGGCGGGGCGTCAAAACGCTATATCCGCTTTACTGCCAAGCACTTGCGCGCACTGGAGCGAATTGCTACCGGCGAGGCTTCTGTCTCGGTTGCGAAACCCGCCAGTTATTCACGCGGAATTGGGACATGAATTCCAAAATGGTCGTGGTTTTGTGGTTTTGTGGTTTTTTGGGCTGTAACTCGTTTGCGTAGAACGAGTTACGTCGAACCAAACTTTGGTCAACTCCTGACAGGTTTTTGGAAAAGTGGTCATGCAAGTCGCTCGACTGGTTGGCGCTGCGGGGTCTGGGAAGACTACGGAACTTTTGAGGGTCATGGAGGGGGCTAAGGCGGGCCTTGGCGGCGACCCGTTCGCGATCGGGTTCGCCAGCTTCACGCGGGCCGCTCGGGCCGAGGCCGTGGCGAGGGCTGGGGCTTCTTGGGAGATTCCCCCAGACGTCCTGGCCAAGGACGGGTGGTTCAAGACCGTCCACGGTGTCGCCCACCGGATGCTCGACATCAAGAAGGGGCAGCTCATTGGAGACTCGAAGGCTGACCAGCGGTGGATCGCTGACGCCCTCAAGGTGGACGTCCGAGTCATCATGGACGATGACAGCGGGTACTCCATGTACGCAGGCGACACGGCTGCGGCTGCGTCCCTCAACTGCTGGGAACTCAGTCGGGCACGGGTTGAGCCGCTCTGCGAGACGATCAAGCGCATGTCCCGCACGGGGCAATCGCCGCCGACGTTTGCCGAGTGCAAGCAGTTCATTCAGCGATATGAGCAGGCCAAGCGCCTCGAAGAGCGATCCGACTACGCCGACCTCCTGTCTCGGTACGTCGGGATCAAGTTCACGCCGGATGGTTTCTATCCGGTCGACCCCGAGGGTATGCACCCAAAGGGTGTGCAGGCTTGGATTTTTGATGAAGCCCAGGACGCCTCGAAGCTCGTCGACCTCGTCTGCCGCCGGCTTGCGGATGGCCCCGAAGTGAAGTGGGTTTATCTGGCCGGCGACCCGTTCCAGGCTGTCTTCGGTTTTGGCGGCTCCGATGCCTCGCACTTCATGGGGTGGGAGGCAAACAAGCAGACCGTCATGCAGAAGTCATGGCGCTGCCCAAAGCCCATCCTTGAGCTCGGTGAGCGGTGCCTCCGCAGGATGCGAAAAGGCTACTGGGACAGGGGCGTAGCACCGGCCGACCACGAGGGCGAAGTCCGCGCTGGGGGGGGCCCGTCGTCGATTGTCCCGAGGCTCGACCCCCTGGAGTCGACTCTCATCATCGCCCGCTGCAACTACACTATCGACGACTGGGCCGACACCCTCAAGAAAAAGGGCATTCCGTTTGCGAAACTCAAGGCCAAGGAGAACACGGCGATCTTGAGGGGCATGAAAGCCCTCTGGGATTTGGAGCACGGCAAGCCTGTCAATGGCGTCGACTTCGCCTGCGCTGTTGCCGAGATTCCAGTTCGTGGGGCAGACGGGGCGCTCATGGCAAGGGGCGTCAAGACTTCGTGGGAGCGGGACTCAACGGTCGACAAATGGGATCGCGTCTACCCGTCGATGCTCGAGCAAACCGGCATGACGCCGTACTTTATTCAGCGGCTCAATGACGGCACGTGGTCGGAGCTCGTTACCGGCGGCGATCGCTGGCGGCTCGCGGCCGTGAAGTTCGGCCCCGAATTGGCTACCAAGCCACAGATACGAATTGGCACGGTTCATGCAGCAAAGGGCATGGAGGCCGATACGGTTTGCCTTGCCACGACCACGAGCCGGCGGGTTCATGAGTCGCAGCAACTTGACCCAGAGCAGTACGACGAGGAGCGGCGCGTCGAATACGTCGGCGTGACGAGGGCTAGAAAGAAGCTGATTGTGTGCTCGGAACCATGCGACTACAGGATGATGCTGTGAACCAGGGCGTATTGTTTGACATCTCGGAAGAAGAGCCCGTCAAAAAGAAGTCGAAGCGACAGGCTTCTGCAGTTGTCGAGCCAAAAAAAGAAGTCGAGTTCGCGCCTGTTGTCGTGCACGGCGGCTACGAAATTATTGGACAGGTACGGGATTTGCATGAGTGTGCAGATACGCGATGCCAATCGCGTCATTTCGACATCATCGACGACTACCGAGGCGAATGGCGAATCGAGTGCATGATCTGCGGCACTGGCCAGCATGTGCCTGCTATCGCAGGCGTGCTGCCAGAACCAGTTGGCAACGACTTCGTGTTTCGTGACGGAATCTTCGAGGGGCTGTCGATTGAAGACGCATCCAAGCAAGAGAACGGAATGGACTACATCGAATGGGCGGCATCCTCGCACAAGCGAAAGGCCGTCAAAGAGGCGTGCAGAACGTGGCTTGACTCTCGTGCTCGTCGCACGTAGGCTACCCACGAACACAATCCGAAAGGAGTCGGAAGATGCTTGTTGTGACAAGAAAAGCCGGGGAGAAGGTCATCATCCCCCAGGTCGACATCGAGATCGTCGTGGCGGCTGTGCTGCCAAACGGCCGGGTGCGGCTTGGGATCAAGGCGCCGCCGAAGGTTCTCGTATTTCGAGAGGAGCTGCTTGCCGAAAGGACGGAGAAGCAGTGAGTAACGACCTTGCCAACGCAGGCGCCGTGCTGGCACTTGCCGGCCTCGTCTTCTACCTGTCGCTGTGGCCGTACATGACTGGTGGTGGCGAATGACCAGAATCATCACTGGTGACTGCTGTGCCGTCTTGTCCGAGATGGAGCGCGAAAGCGCTGACCTCATCGTGGCCGACCCGCCGTACAACATCGGCATCGACTACGGGGCCGGAAGCAAGGCCGACCGACGGCTTGACTACGACCTGTGGTGCGAACGCTGGATCGGCTGGTGCTACAGGACACTCAAGCCGCACGGCTCGATCTGGATCGTCAGCGGCCAGGAGCACGGCGCTGACATCGACATCGCCCTGCAGCGGTGCGGATTTGCTGTGCGCAACCGGATCACTTGGCACGAAACTTTCGGGGTCCAGTGCCAGCGGAAGTTCTCGAGGACGAGCCGGCCGATCTACTACGCCGTCAAGGACGAAAAGAACTTCACTTTCAACCGCGAGGCCGTGACGATCCCGTCGGCAAGGCAGGAAATCTACGGCGACAAGCGCGCCGCGGCAGGCGGCAAGATCATGGGAGACGTCTGGAAGATCAGCAGAGTCTGCGGCACGTTCAAGGAGCGCATCAAGGGTGTCCCTACGCAACTCCCTCTTGAACTCGTACGTCGGATCATCGGGGTGTCGAGCAACACAGGCGACACGGTGCTCGATCCCTTTGCGGGCTCCGGCACGACACTTGCAGTAGCACAAGAACTGGACCGCATCGGCGTTGGGATCGAACTGAATCCCGAGTACGCAGAGATTGCAAAACGGAGGTTGCATGAGACTGAAGATTGTTCTCGATGACATTGGTGCGTTCTCGAAGAACTACCGAGAGATCGCCTCGTCGCTGTGCCACAAGGGCAGCGACTTTCACCGCAAGCTGAAGCGGTTCATGTCGGGCGACGAGCCGACAATAGACGACGGCTACCTTTCAGTCGTAAAGATTGACGGCGAAATCGTCGGCTGGGCCAGAAGCGAGCGATGGGAAGACAGTAGCCTCCTGGCGTGGGACACGCTGGAAGCGTTCGTCCACCCGCACTTCCGCAGCCGCGGGATAGCGGCGATAGCAGCAGCGTCTCTTGCAGCCGGCCCGCTGTATGGCGCGGGCAGCGTGGCTGTCTTTCATCCGCACATGCTGCTGGTTGCAAAAAAGGCGAGCATTTTTGCGCAGTTGTTCGAGCAAAGAAAAGTCACGCGATGGGAGAGGGTCTCGTGAATCCAGAAGACATCGCCGAGGCGTATGCAGTCCTCGACGTAATGCGGAAGTCGCTCGACGGACTGATCGACATGACAAAACAAATGGCCGAGGCTGCCAAGCGCTGTGACGCACCTGGGTTGTCTTTCTCGGCTGAAATGATGCTTGAGTCAATCGAGGAGTTTCGTGAAGAAATGACTCGGTTCGTTGTTGAGAGGGCTGTTCCTTAGTAGATACGGAGGTCTCTATGAAGACGGTTATCTTGTCCCTTTGCTTGCTGTTTGCGTCCGTTGCGTCTGCCCAGAACGTGACGGTGACAATGACTGTGACTGCACAGCAGTCGGCTGAAACGATGGCTCGTCGAGGCGTTCTCGGCCACTGCGGTGGCGCGAGGGGGCGTCGAGAAGGAGTCGGATTCTCTTCGGTCTCGTCCGACGCGGCCATCAAAAACTGCTGTTTTTGGGGGAAGTACCGCGCCCGCGAGATCGGCGTGGCGCGTGGTGCTCGTGGCTGGTACGCCTGCGTGAGGTACGAGTGATGCCAGACGACGATCGCATTCGTGAGTTGTGGGCCGACGACCGGCTCATGACAAAAGAAGTGGCTTCCAAGCTCGGGCTCACGATGACAACCTTGTATCGAGAGTCCAAGCGGCTGGGGCTGCCGAAGCGATACAGCGGAAAGCGTCAGGTCTGCGAACTCGATCCCTCACCAGAGGAAATCGAGATTCGGGCTGCCGCGGTTCGCGCTGGGTGGTCTATGACTGAGCGCCGCCGGAGAACACCAGTCGCTCGGTGGCGACCGCCGGCGTATCACTTCACCGGAAACGGCCACGTGATTCAGTCTTGACCTGTTTGCTACCGGCCGACACAATCGGCCATGCGAAAGAAACCGCTCGAGAGAACCGTGGTGGCCAAAGTGCTGGCTGCCGCGCGTTCTCTCGGGTGGTTCGCATTCAAGATTCACGGAAACGCCTTCCAGTTGGCCGGCCTGCCTGACGTCCTTGCCCTCAAGGGCGGCAAAGCGGCGTGGATCGAGGTCAAGGTGGAGGGAAACAAGCCCTCAAAGGTTCAAGAGCACAGGATGAAAGAACTTGCCGCGGCCGGGTGTGCCGTGACAGTTGCCTACTCTGCCGCCGAAGCGCGGCAATTTCTGGAGGGGATCGAATGATTCGATTCGAGAGCAGAGCAGAGATGCTCCACGAGATTCCGCAGGGCGGCGAGTGCTGCGAGGTCGGCGTGTTCGCAGGTGATTTTTCTCGGCAGATCGCGGCCATCTGCGACCCGACGCGACTCGTTCTCGTGGACGCCTTCTCCGCGTGGTCTTTCTCGTGCGACGAAAACGGCGGAAACCCGCGAACACTCTCCGGGGAGGCTCTGCTGGCGAGCGCCAAGTCGCTCGCTGCGAGCCGCGAGGGCGTCGAGGTCTACTCGGGGCTGTCGTCTCAGGCGCTGCCGACGTTCCCAGACCACTCTCTGGACTTCATCTATCTGGACGCAGACCACTCCTACGAGGGCATCAAGAACGATCTCGCGCAGGCGTGGCGGCTCGTCCGCTACGGCGGCTTCATCGCCGGCCACGATTACTCGATCAACGCCGAGAAGTGTGTCGACGCTTCGCATTACACAAACTTCGGAGTCAAGCGAGCTGTCGACGAGTTTCTCGATGAGCACGATCTGATGCTCTACGGGATTGCGATGGACGGCTACACCTCTTTCGTGATCAAGAAATGAAACCACTCATCATCACCGGCAGCGAGGGCGATGAGTTTCTCGCCGTCAGGCAGATCACATGGCCGAGGCTTCAAGCGTACGCCGAGAAGCACGGCATGGGCTTTTATCACGACGATATGCCAAGCGGAAACAAGAGGCCGTCATCGTGGAAGAAGCTCACATTCATCGCCCACGGCCTAACGCAGGCCGATACGGTCATCTGGGTCGATGCCGACGTCTACGTTTTGAACTTCATTGACGACATCATGGCCGGTGTGCCAGACGACGCTTGGCAGGCGATGGTGCGGCATCACACGAACGAAGGCGACGTCCCGAACGCAGGCGTCTGGGTAGTGAGGCGGCCGATGCTCATGTATCTCATGGCAGCGGCCATGAGCGACCACCTCGTCAACCACCCGTGGTGGGAGCAAGCAGCGATTCACGCCATGATGGGCTTCGAGTTTGGCCCAGACGGCAACAGGCACGTTCACGACACGTTGCTGTACCAAAAGACACACTGGCTCGACGAGAGCTTCAACTTCTGCCGGTACTCACCCCCAGGAACGAAGCAAAACTGGCTTCACGCCTGCGGCATCATCACAGACCGGCTCGGGGCCATTCAGGAGTGGGATCGTGCCGCAAACTCCTGAACAAATCTGGCCGCTCGCCGAGGAGTGCGCCGAAGACTACGCGACGAAAGTTCGCGTCGGTCGCGAGATTGCCAAAAACCTCGATGCTTCTGTCGTGGCTATCGCCAGAAACGCGATGCCATATCTCCCGAATACGCTGGAACTTATAGACGAAGTGCAGCGCGGCTTTCGCAGCTGCAGCCTGTACGTCTACGAAAACGACTCAACAGACCAGACGGCCAGCGTTCTTGACGCTTACGCCGCCACACGGCAGTGGGCCACGATCGAGCACGAAACGCTTGGCGTTTGCGACGGCCGTGGTTTCGAGAAAGAGCGGACCAGAAGGCTCGCGGCCTGCAGGGCCAAGTGCCAGAGCTGGGTTCGACAAAACGCATTTGGCACTGCCTGGACAATCGTGCTCGACATGGACCCACACCACGGGTTCAGCGTAGACGGCGTCTTCAACAGCATCGGATGGCTCGGATCGCTTCAGTCGCAGCCGGCTGTCGCCGCGCCGGGCGCAATGGCGAGTTTTAGTCTCTACGGCGTGACGAACGCCGAGGGCGGCAAGGACGTTGCCGGCTACGACTCGTGGGCCGCAAGGTTGAATTGGTGGCATGACCGCAAAGATGAGATCGGCTTCGCATGGTTCTCAACGCTCCTGCCGCCGGTTGGCTCGCCACCAATCCCGATGAACTCGGCGTTCGGCGGCCTGTGCGTCTACTCGACTCGCGCTTACCTATCTGGTGAGTACGGCGGTGAAGATTGCGAGCACGTTCCGTTTCACCACAGCCTGAAGCGCGCCGGGTATCAGCTTTATCTCAATCCCGGCTGCAGGTATGTCGCAATCTGGCAATGAATCTTACCCCAAACCAGAAGCGGGCCGTCCGGCGTTTGTGGCGCGGAGGTCTGACGATTGAAGAGGTCGCCGAAGAGCTTTCGATCTCGTCTGTCGATTTTGGCGACTGCGATGTCGTGGACTTCACTTCTGAGATGGTGCTCGAGATCGCCAGCGAAATGCAACTCCCAGAGCGAGTTGAGTCGAACGACTACATTCCGACGCCCTCCGAGATACGGCTGGCGTGTGCAGCGATACGCCAATCGTGGAGTCAAGCAGAGCGGGAAGCCCGCATCGGTGGCTTGGACTTCGGTAGAATGAAAGAGGCTACCGGAGGACACAATCATGCTGGCGGAAGTGCGCCTAATGATTGCCGCCCGTGAGGCTCGCCTCATGCTGATGAATGGCGGCGAGATCGTGGACGACGAAATCTGGAAGTTCGATGCAAAGGTCTCGTCTACCGAGGCTTGCGAGGTCGCACGTGTTTCGTTCGACGACCTGTATGACTTCATGAATTCGGTCGCACATGACGGAACTCCCTGACAGGCCGTTGGCATACGGGAACGACGAGCCTCCGCTGATGGCGAAGGTTCCCGAGCCGCCGCCCAGCCACTGGGGGAAGCTCACAAGTAGAAGCCGCACAAGCAGCGTTTCGTATTTGCTGTTTTTGGCCAACCATAAGCGCAAGGAGGCGCAAAAGGATGAACGAGGAAAACTACGGGGACAGTCTTAGCTTTCTCGCGAAGATCAAGCTGCTAACGGAATGGGCACCACTGATCGCTCGCGTGCAGGTGCTTTCGGAAGCAAAGACCCCACACGAACGGGCGGCGGCAATCGTCGACGCCCTGCAGTGGGCGGCAGGAAAGTCAAACACGGAACTGGACGACGAGGTGATGTTTCACATCGAGTCGATTCTGGTGAGCCCAGAGGGCAAGGCAGCGTTCGATTGGGTGGTGGAGAAGGTGAACCAATGACTTGGATGCAGATCGGGTCGGTCGCCGCGGCAGCCATCGTCGGCCTCTGGCCGCAGCTCAAGAACGTGATTCCTGGGCCGCGCGGCACTGGGCCGTCGTACCAGGAAGCGATTGCGAATCTTGCTTTTGTTCGCAGGCGGCTCCTGAACACCGAGACGCTTGGCGACGACCAGAAAGAGGCAATCGACACGCTGACGCTCGCCCTGGTTGTGGGGTCCGATAAATGAGTTCGCAGGTGAGGTTCATTATTGTGGCAGTCCTCCTGTTTTTTGCATGGAAGGGGTCTGTGCTCGATCTCGAGTGGCCGCCGGCTGCTTCAAAGCAGCGAGTCATCCCGAAACCAAGCGCTGAAGTCCTCAAGTTCGCGGAGCCGATTCGCGACGTCTTGCCACGAATGACTCACACCGACCGGCTGTTCCTGTCGAGTTTTTACGACGCGATGGCGTTCATCCTGTTCCGTGACGCGCAGCGTTCGGCGCCGCTCATCACGGACACCGAGAAGTTCGCTGCTTTCCATGCTGGCAGCCTGCAGCTTGCTGTCGACCGCAAGGACGTCGGCAAGTACGACGGCCTCGGCGCGGCCATCGACGAAGTGTTTGTCAACGCGGTTGGCCCAGAGGTGAAGCAAATGACGCCAGACGTTCGCGACCGCCTTGTGGCGGCGTGCGGATTGCTGGCGTGGTCTTTCGGCATTCAGTCCGATGAATGACTTCGACCCGAAAGTAGCCTACGACTCCGGCCTCGTCGGCTGCCGGAAAGACCCCCGCGCAGACGAACTGTTTGAAGACAGCATCGTTCGTGCCGGCGGCAATCCGATCGGCGCAGAGGTTGCGCACGAATGGGAACTGGCCGGGGCCGGGGCCGGAAAACTCACGATGCTCTGGCTTCATGTCGAGCACGTTTTCCCAGGCTGCTGGCCAGGGCCGCCCCAACTTTGGGGCGACTGCGTGGCGAAAGCAGCGGCAAACTGCCTCCTTACGTCTACGTGCTGCGAGATTGTCTCTGGAAAGCCCGACGAAGAGACTGGAAAAATCGAGGGCGTTCCCGAGCTTTCGAAAGAGGGCATCAAGAACATTCCGGTTGCGTCGGAGTCTCTTTGGGCGTGGAGGGGCTTCGACCAAGACGGCTGGGTGTGCTCCGAGGCCGCCCAGGTGGCCACCGAAAAGGGCTTCCTCATTCGGAAGAACTACCCGGACCTTTCGATCGACCTCACGAAGTACACCGACCGCACTATCAAGATCGGCGGATCGAAACGCCCAGGCGACAAATGGCTGGCCGAGTCCAAGCAGCACCGAGCTCGAACCGCGACTGTTTTGCGTGGACGGGAGCAGGTACGAGATTTCCTCGCGGCCGGCTACGGCGTCTTCAACTGCTCGAGCATGGGTTTCTCGGACTCGAGAAACGAAGACGGTTTTTCGCAGCAGCGAGGCACTTGGGCGCACGCCCAAAGTTTCATCGGCTACGACGACCGGCCCGAGACCGTAAAGAAGTACGGCCAGCCGCTTGTGGCGTGGCTCAACCAATGGGGGAACTGGAACTCCGGCCCTCGTCGCGTTCTCGGCACGAACTACGAACTCCCGAGCGGCGCATTTTGGGCGTTGGCCAGCACGATTGACAGGTGCAACTGCATCGCTCTGTCGAGCGTTGCCGGCTGGCCGCTTCGGACTCTTCCCACGTACGGGGCCACTGGAAATGTATAAAGCTGTGCTGCTTTCCACGGTGCTTGCTTTCCACGGTTGCGACACGACGCCGAACCTGCAGCCGTGGGTTTCCGTCACCGGCCACTACTCCTTGCTTTGCCACGAACCCCCGCAGCCAAAAACCGGCTGCGTCGAGGGCTGCAAGTGCAACGGCACAGGGAAGGAAAAGAGTGGCGACGGCATCTCGGTCGTGAATTGCCGATGCCCCGACACCTGCGCGTGCAAGGCCAAGTCTGCTGTCTGCAAGGATGGAAAATGTACGAGCCGCTGAAGGCGCGAGTTCGCCGCTCCGGCGGTCTTCGGCTTGCCATGCACCCCAAACTCCGCGACCAGCTCACTGAGTCCGCGGTACTCGATTGGCCAACCGGCTGCGATTCCGACAAGATTGAAGACGTTCTGCGTGCTCGCCTGACTATCCGTGCCAGGAATCAGTACGGCAGCGTGATCGCGATCATCCTGCTGTCGGCGTTCATCAACGCCCTGGTTCGCATCGTTATCGACTGGTGGCTGGAGCGCGATTCGCATCGTGTTCTTATGACTGGGTGGAGCAAGCGTGCCAAAGAGGCTCAAGACTTACAGGCCGGCGACAAAGACTAGGCCAAACGCCGCGCAGCGAGGCTACTGCTCCGCTGCGTGGCGCAGGACTAGGCTTGCCGTGATCGCACGCGATTGCTCGCAGTGCCGAATCTGCAAGGCCATCGTGTCTGGCCGCGAGGCGCACGTTGACCATATCATCGAGAAACCGCACGGGACGGACGAACTCCACAACCTGCGCGTGCTCTGCCGTTCGTGCCACTCAAAGCGTCATTCGTCCTTGACTTGCCACGGATAGTAGCCGTCCAAGAACCGGCGACGGATTGAGTGGGCGACTTCGCCCAGGCTGTCCTCGCGGACAACCTTCATATCGACGAGCAGCTCCAGCCAGGCGCGTACGTCATACCGCTTTAGCCGATTTCCGCACTCGCCACAGTTTTCGAGCCATTCGTGACGCATGGGCCTTCATCTCCGCAGGGTCGTGGAATCGTAACGGCAAACCGGGCTTCAAGATGTTGAACTTGATGTCATCTAGGTGACGCTCAAGAACATATCGCCGCCCGCCAACTTTGATGCCGAGGCTCGTGCGCTCAACCACCCGCAAGATGGTGGATCGAGAGCACCCGAGCCGATTCGCCGCCTCCTGCAGCGTGATCGCACCAGACAAAGCCTTCGCCGCTTTTTCCACGGACGGGTCTTTGCCAAGAACGTCAGGCTTCACGAAATACTTGTTCCCAAGCATCGTCGCTGCGTTGGTTTTGATCGCCGCCCGCACCACTGTCCTTCGGCTTACGCCGTGGAGGTCTGCAATGTAGTCGGCATCGACCAGTTCATTCTTCTTGCTCACTGCTGGCCTCCCCAAATTCACATATTTCTGGACTGCACAGCATCGCTTCGTGGGCTGCCACCACTGGCTCTCCGTGCTCGATGAGCCGCTGCTCGACGAGAAACGCCAGCCATGCCGCCGCGTCGTATTTCTGGATTCTGTTTGTCATAGACGGGTCTCCGCAATCATGTCGAGTTGCCACCCGATCGTGTCTTTCACTTCTTCTGGAAACAACTTCTCAAGGCGCACGGCCACCGTCACTGGGATGACCGGACACTCGACCGGCTCACCCCAGCGATTGGTGATAGTGTGCTTGAGCGGCATACCAGCAAGCAAGTCGCGTGCCTCTGGGTTTTCGACGAACGGGATAGCGAAATCATCGTCTACCCACACAAATCCAGCCTCATGGCAGTCCATCATCGCTTCTTTTACAGCGCCCATTGCTTCGCCTTTCTTTTCACGGACCGGATCATGCCGTTCAAGTGGCCGGCGTCGAATCGCTCGTTCAGTTTCGGCAGCGCTACGCCGCGCTTCCGAAGGCTGGCCGCATACACCAGCATCGTTGCCGGAGTGGTCTCCAGCCGCCTCGCAATCTCGTCGGCACTTTCGCCGGCCACGAAGCCTGCCATGTACTCGCGCACGAACGTCGTGAATGGCTTTTGGTTTTCTGCGTTCTTCTTCATTTACGAACTCCCTTCCTGACCCGCCCTTTGATTTTATAGGGGCGGCAAACTAAATCCGGCAGGTACTCGTTCCTGCGACGGCCGGCAACGTGCAGCAGGACTGATCCATCTTTATTGACCGCGTAGATATGCACCCTCGCCCCGATCTTTTCGGCCCTGACGAACGTGCAAACCCCACGGTATGCCATTGCGATTTTCTCGCCCTGACCGCCACGGACGTACGGCCCGCCCGTGACGCGAAACTTGTCGCCCGTTCGGAGCACGACACGCGGCGACACTCTGTATTCAGTCAGAATCTCTGTCTTCATTTTCTTGCTCCCAAACCATCAACTCGTACGCTTCTTCTGCGTCATGCAAAAGCCGTTCCAATTCCGCCATCGCGTCATCAAGTTCGGTCTGCATGGTCATACCTCCACCACTGATGGTTCCAGAACTTCTTCCAACTTCACTGGCGGCTCGCCCATCCACTTCTGCGGCCGGATATGGCACAGCCAGTCCTGCATCGACGGAATGAAGCCGCAGTCCTCGCGAACGTGCTGCTCCCCGACAAACCGCACCGGCACGACGCGACCATCCGAGTTGGTGATCGTGTGGCCGAACAATCGCTCGGCCATAAAAATCCCCTCCGCGTGATGCCGCAGCGCCCGATGCCGGAAGTCGGCCATCATCATCTTGGACTCATCGAACCAGTCGTGAATCGGCTGGTAGTCCTCGACTGAGCCGCCCCACTTTTTCTGCGAACTGACCGCATGGTGGTACGAGTGGGCCATTTCAATACTCCTCCTCGTACGAGTCGTAGCACTCACGACGGTGGTTGTAGTCCAGGGCAACGGCGTCCTTTTCGACGTTGATATGAAACGTCCCGAACGAGCCCTCGTTTATCTCCCAGCCCCCGTGTTCTGCGCCGAGGATGCCGTAGCAGACGTCATCGAGCAGGTCTCGGATTGACTTGTTGCGGACAACTTTTTTCAGCGTGCCGTCGGACCAGTCGCTTGCCTCGAACTGCGTGTCAGGAACCTCGCGGCCCATGATGTTTTTCACGGGCGGGTCAAACACGGGCTCGTAGATATTCCCGCTGTCCCCCGACCCGTCGAACTCAACCGTCACCTTCGTGACGCCAGCGTCTCGCAGGGCACGAATGAGATTCTTGCGTGACACTGCGGCTTCTTTGCGTTGCTTCTCAACGTAGGAAGCGTAGTTGGAAATAAAATCACTCATCGCTGACCTCCTCTTGAAGAATGTTCATGCCGAACGCGGCGTCGATCTTTTCGATTGCCCTCCACAGCGACTTCGCGCACTTCGGACAGTCAGGCCCACCTGGGAAGACTCTGAACAGTTCGTCGAAGGCGCTCATCACTGCGTTGGCTTCTCGCTTTGTCAGAAACACTGGTGCTTGCTTTCTCATCTCGATCTCCTTTCGGTTTGACTAAAGTGCAACTGCCGTGCCGATCGGCCAGACATACTCAAGATTGTCTGGCTCGCTCCACCCGAACTGACCGTAGTGCGACGGAAGTTTGCGAAGCAGGTTGCTTCTGTGTGAGGAATGGAATTCCTCGCACCCGAGCCAAGGTGGCCTGCCGCAATCGTCGCGCCCCTGCTCGATGATGCACGCTGCAGCGTAGGAAAACTGATCGCGTAGTGTGTCTCTGTAGCCTCGACGCCGCCACTCAGCGCAGACTGTAATCGCATACAGGCACAGCGAATACTCGTAGCCTTGCCACATACGGGTCGCAGGGTGATTGCGCCAGCTGCTTGGCTTATCACGCAGCGGGCCACCAACCGGCACGCCGAGCGCCTGCAAAATCTGCTTGCACTCGACCCGCTGTTTTCCGAGCCGCTTGTAGTCGAGGCACATGGCAGAGTCGATGAAATTGTCGTAGGGGAGGAAGGTTTGCATCAGTTCCTCGATTCGTCGGTTGCGACCGATAGCACCACCTGCTGCCAATCAACGTGCTCAAGCAAGGCGCGTGCCACGACTTGCGCTACCAGCGGGTTTGCCCCTTGCATCTCAGGTGACAGCGCCTGAATGACTCCCTGCTTCATGGTTTCCGCAATGTCGCCGCCCTCCTGCTCCATAAGGCCGATGGCCTTGCGGGCAAGAGTTCGCCCCATCGGGGCAGACTGAAACATGGTGATAATGTCCTGCGTAAATCCGTTTGTTGTCATGAACGGGCCTCCTTTTCTTCCCCGTGAATGTCAAAACTCCATCCGTTGTCTGGCTGCATTCCCTGTTCGCTCCAGGTGACCCTTGCGATGGAGTGGTTGGGATATGCCTTCTGCAAAAGAGGAACGAACACGCGGTTCACGTTTTCTTCGATTGCGTTGTCCGTGTAGTGCCCCCATTTTGTGTTGGGGCCATGCAGAACAAGTTCGTAGGGGTCTTTCGTGTTGCAAAGATTTCTGGTTTCCATGTGCGTCACGACATACCTGCCGCTGGAGTCATCGCACCACAGGCTGCTGCCGTCCCCCTCAATGCTGACTGGTTCTATTTTCATCGTTCGGGTCTCCTTGTGTTTGCTTACTTCTGCAAGTTCCGTGCCGATCCTTCGGCCTTGGCGATTGCGGATGTCGCCCGCCTCAAAGTCTCGGTTGTGGTTTGCTCAGGATGATCAAACCACTTGCATACCAGCGATAGTTCCTGCGCTGCCTCCTTCAGGGCAGCCAGCAACTCCGGGGCGGCAGCAATCAGACGGGCGTTTGCGTCCCCCTCGCTGCCTTCTCCGTACACCTCCGCGGTCCTCCCGTAGCAGTCGCTTATTTCCCGCGGGCCTTCGCTGTCTTTTTCGTTTTCAATCCACCACGGCCCTGGCGTGTGTCCGCTCATTACTTTGTCTCCATTTCTGCGTATTCTTCCCACAAAACTTTCTCGATTTCTTCCTTCGTTCCGGTGTATTCGCTGCGGCCGATATGCGTGAAGAACTCTCCATTTGGCAGTTCAGCGATTGCCCCAGGCTTGTAGAGGATCGCAGCCACAGCGTTGAGCACCGGATAACCAAATGATTCCTCAAGAACAGAAACGTCAGTGGTTCGCTGTCCTGTCTTGACCCACTCTGCGAATGTCATGCCACTTTCTCCAGTTGTTGTTGAATCCACGCTGCAGCCTGCGCTCCAACGTGCGCCGTGTACGCCGGCGGGAAACCTTCTTTCAGTTCATTCCACGAAATCGGACGATCGACGCCCATAGCAAAACGACCCTCCTCGACCGTTCGCGCCGTCGATCCGCCAATCACCAACTTTCCGGTTTTTTTGCATACGCCTTTGCAGGTGTCGTTCATCGCGTGATACACGCCGATTGGTTTGCCCTGCTCTTTGTGTTTGCACCCAGACCCGACCAGCGGAAACGACGCCAGGAAGTATCGGTGTCGGCGAACTTTCAATCCATACGCCGACCCACACTCAATCACAGCATTTTCCATGCCGGGGGCTCCCTGCACGTTTTCCACAACCCAAGGCACGCCGCAGTCGCGGAGTAGTTCGAGCGTCGGCGTCAGAAGATCGCCGTACTTGCTTTTGCCGCCCTGCGCATCTCGCAGGTGCTTCGCCCTTGTGTGTGCTTGGCACGGAGGGGACGCATGAATCAGATCGAACTGCCGCAGGTAGTCGCGGTCGCGGAGAACGTCGAGCGCACTGCCTTGATGAAACTCGTACGGGTAGTTTGGCTGCGGGCGAATGTCCCAGCCAACAACGTCGAATAGTGCCCGCCTGTAGCCTTCGCCGGCCATCCCTGCACCGCAATACAAATCAAGAACTCTCATGAGTGTTCCCCTGTAGCCTTTGCTGCGTGTTCAGCCCTTTCGATGGCATCACGAACGACGTTTGCCTCGTGAAGGAAACCGCCGACAACATCTTTCCGTACTCGACCGACGCACCTCCGCGCAGCCCATCGAAGCGCGTTCTCGGCGCGCCTTAGCGCTTCGAGCATTTCCTGTTCCGCTTTCATCGTTCGGGTCTCCTTTTCATGAGTTCCAAAAGTCTCAGCGGAATCACCACGCAGGAATTGCACTCGTCGCAGCACCGACCGTCCGCGGCCGGCTCGGCGTTGTGCCCGTGCACCCAGTCGCCAACCGGCTGAATACTGAAGCCGCACAGGCAGCACTTTTTTAGAGATTCTTGTTCTTCTGTTTTCATCGCTCGGGTCTCCTTCTGTTTGTTTACTTCTGCAAGTGCCGTGCCAGGACCGAGCGGAGTTTTCCGGCGTCACCCATAGCGATAACTACGTCCGCGATATTGCCTTGATACATTGGGTGCAGCCCGTCCTCTGGATACTTCCAGGCAAACTGCCGGCCCTCGATCATCAGCCGCACCGACTGCTCAAGCATGGCCGCAAGCCGGCGAAAGCATGGCTGCGAATTCACCAGCGCTTCGCGGCTCACCGGGCCTTCCCAGTCGTGGACGATTGCACGAAAGAACGCCTCGGCAACGTCGGACGGTTCGCCCATCCCACGGAAATACTCCAGCGAACTTTGCGGCGTTATGTTTACCGCGTTCGGGTAAGACGATTCCCCGTGCGTCTTGTTGAACACAAGGGAAATGCGCCTGGCGTCGAGCTGCAGCGGCTCCCCATTGAAAATTGCCGTGGTCATTCCTTGCCCCCCTTGGTTTCTTCCCAAATCCGGTCCACGTTTTTCGTGTACCAGTCAGCGGCCCGCTCATAGATGTAGTAGTAGATAGCCGCCATGCCGCTGTTCTCTCGCGGGTTCTCCCCAACTCCGGCGTTCTCGTAGGCTTGTTCAAGGTCGCTACCGTGGAGGAACCACGCCGCCTCAATTTTGTTAGTCCAGATAGGGACGCACCCGTCGATCATTTCGTGGAACCTGCCGTCGTAATCGAGGTCGTTCGACAGGCACGGCGGCTCGTCGAGGTCGGGGTTTTCTTCCAGATACTCCCGCAGCATGCGCTCGGTTTCCTCGACGGCCGTATCGACACAGCCGGGAAGAACGTCGTCTACTTCGATGGTTCGCTTGGTCATGGGTTTGTCTCCTGTTTCGTTTGCCTTGTCTGGATTTCACCTACTGCACAAGTCGTGCCAAAGCGAAAAAAGTCTTTGCATCGGACGGGTCTTTGCATCGGACGGGTCTTTGCATCGGACGGGTCTTTGCATCGGACGGGTCTTTGCATCGGACGGGTCTTTGCGATGGAGGGGTCTTTGCCACAGCGGGGTCTATGTATGGACAGCCCCGGCGGTGGCCGGCCCGCCGCCCGCCGCCGCCCGCCGCCCGCCGCCCGCCGCCCGCCGCCTGCCGCCTGGGTGCGCCGTCCTCCCTGGTGCGCCGCCCTCCCTGGTGCGCCGCCCTCCCTGGTGCGCCGCCCTCCCTG